ACACAATGGAATCCACTAACACTACAAGGTGCTGGTTTATTCCACATCGCAATGGGTGCAGTTCTTGGTATTGCGGCATTTGGTCGTACACAAGAAAAACTTAACGGAGCAAATAATGGCGGAGCACAAGTACCATCAAGCGGCTTTACAGCACCTAGCACACCTTCAACAGGATTCGGTGCCGCACCAGGGGGCTTCGGTGCTCCAACAACAGGCAGTTTCGGAGGCGGCTTTGGAAGCGCACCTGCAACAGCAGCGCCATCAGCAACAGGCTTTGGTAGTAGTACAGGATTTGGAGCGGCAACGCCTGCACCAAGTACAGCAGTTAACCCAACACCAAGCTGGGGAACAACACCGATAGCATCAAGCAGTGGTAAACTAGGCCCTGCGCCACAACAAGACCCAGTCTTATAAGGAAAATATATCATGAAAAAACTATTAGCACTTTTGGTTATGGCAGCATTAGTAACTCCGGTTATGGCTGCTGAAGAAGGCACAACTAAAAAAGTATGTTTAGACGTTCAAGGCAAAGACGGTAAACCAGTTATCGATCCAAAAACTAAAAAGCCAAAACAAGATTGCAAGACTGTAAAAGTACATAAAAAACACGAAGGCACAGCGATTCCTGAAAAGAAAAAATAATCACTCAGTAAATCTTTATTAAATAATAGGACTGCTTGACAGTCCTATTTTTTTCGTATATTATAAAGAGACTATGGATTATTATCAAACACTAGGTTTACGTAGAGGCGCATCAGACGCCGACATTAAAAAAGCCTATCGCAGCATGGCGATGAAGCATCATCCTGACCGCGGTGGGGACGAGAAGAAATTTAAAGAGATTTCTCAAGCCTATGATTTCTTAAGCGACCCAGAAAAGAAACGTATGATTGATGCTGGTATGGACCCAAATCAGCAACAAGGCGGTTTCCATCATGGTGGCGGCAACCCATTCGAATTCCATTTTAATACTGGGAATATGGACGACATATTCAGCCAGTTCGGCTTCGGAGGATTTGGCCAACGTCCTATGAGAAAAAATAGGCATCTTAACATTACTATAGAACTATCGCTAGAAGAAGTACTCACAGGTAAAGAGTTAAATGCAGAACTTTCTGTCCCAGGAGGACAAAAGAAAATGATTAACATTTCAGTACCTGCTGGTATTGAAACTGGGCAACAGATTAGATATCAAGGCATGGGCGACCATTCAATGCCAGACATTCCGCCAGGAGACTTATTGGTTAATGTTATTGTACAACATCATCCGCAGTTTCATAGAGAAGGTGATTCATTGATATATGAACATCCTATTTCTGTATGGGATGCAATGATCGGAAGTAATATTAACATAACAACGTTAGATAATAAGAATCTAAATGTTATGGTTCCTCCAGGAACACAACCGGATACAGTATTAGGATGCAAAGGTGAAGGTCTTCCTAATATGCGTACCAAAGTTCGTGGCAATCTTTTAATCAGATTAAAAGTTCAGATTCCTAGATCGCTTACTCCTAATCAACATGCAATGATAAGACAAATAAAAGATGGATTTTAAACTAGGCCCTCACGAAAGTCTAACAGAAGTTAGCACTCCTTGGAACTTTGAAACTGACGGCGATGCTGTTCAACTAGAACAACAAATGATCGATTTCATGAAAGCGAATCATGGAATCGGTCTTGCCGCAAACCAAATAGGCATTCTGAAAAGAGTGTTTGTTATGGGCAGTGAAAACATTGAAGGATTCCCGAAACCTTTTGCTGTCTTTAACCCTGTTATTAAAGAAGCAAGTAAAGAACTGATCTTAGATCAAGAAGGATGCCTAAGCTATCCTGATCTGTTTCTAAAAGTCAAACGTCCAGAGTGGATTGTTGCTGAATATCAAGACAGTCAGGGAAATGTTAACGAAATTAAGATAGATGGATATCTAAGCAAATGCTTTCAACACGAATACGATCACCTGAATGGCATATGTTTTGTTGACAGGGTATCACGTATGAAGTTACAATTAGCTATGCAGAAACTAAGGAAAAAGAAATAATATGATTGAACCAAGTCAAAGTCTCCAAACTATTTTTGAAAATTCAGTGTCAGTCGCTAAGAAACTCGGTCACGAGTATATTACCATAGAACATATAGTTTTTGGTATTATGAATGACCCAGAATCTTTTGCAATGATCGAAGGGTTTGGTGCCGATGCTAACTTTATCAAAACAAATCTAGATCATTATCTAAAAAATAATCTCAATGATATTAAGACCCTAGATCCTAATAATAGACCACGTAAAACAAACAGTGTTGAACGTGTGCTTAATCGATGCTTTACACAGGTATTGTTTAGCGGTCGTCAAAAGATGGAAGTATCTGATGTAATCATTAGTGTACTATCAGAAAAGAATAGCTTTGGTTTTTACTTCCTACAAAAGGGCGGAGTTACTAAAGAAAAGTTTGTACAGTATTTTCAAGAACACCTTGTAGTTGAAGATGAAGAGGAACAAGAAACCAGAGTGATTAATCCTTCACAAGCAGACAAGATACTTAATCAGTTCTGTACTAATCTCAGTTTAAAAGCAAAACAGAAACTCATCGATCCAGTTATCGGTCGTGATGAAGAACTTGAAAAAATACAACTTGTACTGGCTCGACGCAACAAGTGCAACGTGCTTATGGTAGGTGACCCAGGTGTAGGTAAAACTGCTATCGCAGAAGGTCTCGCTAGAAAAATCTTTGAAGGTAAGGTTCCTAAGTTTATCAAAGATCACCAAGTGTATACTTTAGATATTTCAGCGTTACTTGCTGGCAGTAAGTATAGAGGTGACTTCGAAGAACGTGTCAAGGCTGTGTTGACTGCACTAGAACGCAAAGGTAAAATCATTTTGTTTATCGACGAAGCACACATGATGCAGGGTGCAGGTGCTGCAAATCAAAGCAGCAACGACATGAGCAATATGATTAAACCTATCCTTACTAAGGGCGTGATTAAACTTATTGCATCAACTACTTGGGAAGAATATCGCAAGCACTTTGAAAAGGATCGTGCGCTGATGCGTCGATTCCAACGCATCACTGTTGACGAACCAAGTCCAGAGATGACAGTTAAAATCCTTAAAGGTATTAAGAAGTATTACGAAAAACATCACAACGTTAGAATCTCTGATGCAGCTATCGATCAAGCAGTTAAACTTTCTGTCAAGTATATGACAGATAAGAAGCTGCCAGATAAAGCCATCGACATCTTAGATTGTGCGGCCGCTCGATACAAGATCAAAGATGATCCGGAAACTGAAGGCGTAGAACAAATAGTAGATATTGAGCAAGTTACATACGAACTTAGCAAAATGATTAACATGCCTTTAGAAACTGTGGCACAGAAAGAAAGCAAGAATCTTGCAGACTTAGAACAAGGCATGAAAGGTTCAGTCTACGGGCAAGACGGTGCTGTTAATACATTGCTTGATAAAATCTTTGTAGCACAAGCAGGAATGAAATCACCTAACAAACCTATCGGGTCATTTTTACTACTTGGACCAACTGGTACAGGTAAAACAGAAACTGCTAAAACACTTGCAGACAAGATGGGAATGTCGTTGGTACGATTTGATATGGGTGAATACCAAGAGAAGCACTCTGTGGCACGATTGATCGGTGCTCCTCCTGGTTATGTTGGCTATGAAGATAATGCTGGTCAACTAATCACTAAGTTGCAGGAAACTCCAAATGCGATTTTGTTATTAGACGAAGTTGAAAAAGCACATCCAGATGTTATGAATATTTTGTTAGCATTCATGGATAATGGCTTTATCACTGGTTCGAATGGAAAACAAGCAGACGGTCGCAACACTATCTTGCTTATGACATCAAATCTAGGTGCTCGTGATAACGAAAACAATACTATTGGGTTTGGCGATCTTGGCAAAGACGGTGAAGATGACAAAGCAGTTAAGAAGTTCTTTGCTCCCGAGTTCCGTAATCGTTTAGATGCTATTATCAAGTTCACTAGCCTTAGCAGTGAAGTTGTATTGCAGATTGTTAAGAAGTTTGTCAGCGAACTCAACGGACAAATGAAAGACAAAGGAATCGAAATTGTTTTAGACAGCAAAGCAACGAAATGGTTAGCAGCAAAAGGCTATGACAAGAAGATGGGTGCTAGACCTTTATCTAGAGTTATTGATAACGAAGTTAAATCTCCGTTAAGTCGACGTATCCTGTTCGGAGATCTAGTAGACGGCGGTCGTGTAAACATCACAGTTGAAGATGACAAACTGGTATTTACAGTCACTGAACTTCCTAAACCTCTAACTAAAGAAGAAAAGAAAGCACTAAAGAGAGCGATGATTGAAAAGGAGTTAGCTGATGCAATTATCGAAGACCAAGATAACCAGTAGAAAGTTCTACAATAAATGGTTGTATAAAGTTTCTCTAAAAATGCCAGGAATGGCAGTATTTCGAAACAAAACTCTGGATGATGTTGAGCAATACTGCTTGATAGTCACTCCGGAGACTAAAGAAAGGTCTTATTCATTAGCTGCCAAAGTCTACGCTAATAAAGAATATCTCTTAGAGATGGTTAGATTCCTAAAGACGTATGACGAATCTATCTGGTCAAAGCGTATAGAAACAGATACTGTTGATCTTTATACCAATGATAAAGAGTTTTACGATGCTGTTTCTATAAAGTTTGACAACATGCTGGTTCATAGATTTGAGCCATCTGGTGAAACAATAGATTCTCATACTATTGTAGGAAAGAAACTGCCGCATAACAAATATCAGTTTAGAGTTTATCTACTGCCTCATAAAATGGCACACGACAAATCAACTAAGCAACAATACATTAACTGGATTAAAAAGCAAGGTGACAAGATTACCTGCACTCCTGCTGTAGAAAGTTGGTTTCTAACTACAGACTGGAACTGGGACCGTAGATATGTACTAGTCGAAGATGAACAAACCCTGTTAATGCTTAAACTACGTAATGCTGAAGTTGTAGGTCGTATTTACAAATATGTAGTTTCCGATAAATAACAGATGTCCACTGAAATCCTAACTCTACTATCAAACATCACTACAGAATCAGCTGATGCTAACTTCACTTATGGTGCAAAATGCAAAGGTGCTGGCTATCAAAAGGGCGGAGATGGCGTACATACTGCCGTTTACGTATTCAATAATTTTAAAGGAACTGTTAAAATACAGGCTACTTTAGAACTTTATCCTGGTGATAACGATTGGTTTGATGTTACAGGAACAGAACTTGGCGGAGACAGTACAGTTATTAATGCTGCTACCCTTTCTCGCACGTTTGTAGGCAAGTTTGTGTGGATTCGTGCTGCATATAATCTACAAAACGGTACAATCACCGAAATCCGTTATAATTACTAACCAGCACTAAACGATAAATATAGTATGACTTCTCAGGAACATACTATGCGTGACATTTTATCAAAACTCGATGCTATCGTTAGCGAAACAGCACTAAACCCTAAAGATCCTAAAGGCGATTACGAAGCCAAATCTAAGGCTCTGCAAGATCTAGAGATGGATCCAGAAAGCAAAGATCCTGAGATCAGCAAGGCTATTATTCAACGTAAAGCCGATCTTGAAAAAGAAGCCAAAGCCGCAGGCATTAAAGAAAGCCTAGCACGTTGGCAAGAACGCTACAAAGCTAGCAGGGGCAAGTAATGTTACTAAAAGAGATGTTTTCGCCTATCGGAGCGCCTAAGGATGATCAATCTGAAATAGATTGGTTAGGTGATCTCAAGTTCTACATTGACAACAACGATGATATGCTAGACAAGCATTTCTTCCCTGCTATCGAAAAACATAAAAAATATCATAAGCATCCAGAAGTATATAAGTTGTATATCAAACCCATTGAAAGAATGGCAGAATGCTACTGTGAAGAGTTTGATGTTGAGAATAAAGAAGAAAAGTTTCCTAAAGACAAGCTAATCGAACTGGCAAAAAGTATAGCCGATGAGCAAGATAGACATATAGAACGCGGCGACTATGAAACTAAATGAGCTTTTTGAATCAGAAGTAAAGCATATAGCATTCTGCTTTGGCAGAATGAATCCTCCTACGATTGGTCATCAGCAGGTTTTATCTACAGTATCTAGCGTAGGTGGAGATTATAAAATCTTTGTTAGCCAGACACAAGATAAAAAGAAAAATCCCCTAGACTATCCTACAAAGATTAAGTTTTTAAAATTAATGTTTCCAAAGTTTGCTGGCGCTATTGTTGAAGATTCAAGTTTAAACACTATTGGCAAAGTTTGTAGTCACTTATATGATCAGGGATATAGACATATAACCCTAGTCGCTGGTAGCGATAGACTAGAAGATATGTTAAAATTAATCAAAGACTACAACGGCATCGAAGGCAAAGCTCACGGATTCTACAAGTTTGATACTATCGATGGTAAGAGCAGCGGAGATCGAGATCCGGATGCCGAAGGTATATCAGGTGTTAGTGCCAGCAATGCTAGAGCAGCAGCAGCTAATGGAAACTTAGAAGAGTTTAACAAAGCCACTGGTGCTGGGCAATATGCAGAAGAACTTTATAATGCTGTTCGTAAAGGTATGGGCATTAAAGATGTTCCTGCTAAAGAAGGCTTTATGAATTTTCTAAAGACTGAACCGCCTAAAAAGAAATGGAATCCAGCAACTGATTCTAGAGTAATCAGTAACAAGAAAGATGACGATAACTGGATTAAGCTTCTATTAGACAAACATCGTAGAGGCATCGAACTTACAGATCGTGAATGGCATTCTATAGAGCAATGGAAACTGAAACGTGCGATGAAAGGTGAAGATGCTGCCGGAGTTGGTACTATTACAAAACAAAACACAACTAAAGATGTAAACAAAGGCACACTTCGTAAAATGATGAAAGCCTATCATCTTGTAGACGATGTCAATGAAGCACCTATTGAATTAGATCGTGAAGATCCAATGAATCCTATGATTTATGGACACGATAAAGCAAACCCTGCTAAACTGAAATATCGTATGCTACGTGCAGCAGGTCAACTAAAAGATCTAGCTAGCCGTGCTGAAAATGCCAGTCCCGGAGAGTGGCAGTTGATGGCTCGACAGTTTGAAGAATTAAAAATGAACATAGAACAGATTCGCCATGCTCTTGAAGAACTTTCAAAGATTAGAAGCAAAGGCGGAATCAAATCTAGAGGAATAACAGTATGAAAGCAAAAGAATTTATCACAGGCGTTAAGCCTCGAAACTTTGTAGCCAAGAATGCCAAGACAGGTGGTGCAGGTGCTCATAAAGACAAAAAGAAAGCTGCTAAACAAGGTGATGTTAAACACAAGAAGCAAAGTGTAGAAGAAAGCGTTCAATGGCAAAATATGGATCCAAAGTCCGCTAGACGACTCCTTAGCGTTTACAGAGACCTATCATCTGATCTAGAACAACACGGTGATGAAGAACAAGCGAGTGCATTGTATAAAGAGCTAGCATCAACAGCAAGAGAAGAGGGTGTTCAAAGTGAATTTAGAAACCTATGTCATGCCGCTCAACACAGCGCACATATGGATTTTGATACTAACCCAGGACATTTTAAAAACTGGTTCCCCTATGTTGGTGAACTATTGGATCATGTTGCTGAGGAAGATGATGAGCCAGACTACGAAATGGAACCAGATGATAACACTGACGACAGCTATGCGTTAGCAAGTGCAGGTCACGGTAGCGATGAAGATTACGAAAGCATTAATATGGAACGTGTGCGAGATCCTGAAGATTGGGATGAAGGCAATACTGAGCCGCCAAATAACTTTGCTGTCTATATCAATGGTAAGAAATGGAAAGTATTTGCCGGACGTGGAACTTACGCCGACGATCAAAGAGAAAGACAACACTATCGCCAACTGCAAGACTGGGCTGCAAAGAAATCTGCATCAACAGGCAAGAAGTGGACTGTACACGTAACTGGTGAGGCACCTACAGCATAATGGACGAACTAGCTGATATCAAACGCCTTGCAGGCATAACAGAGTTCAAAGGCCTGCAGCCGTATGGTGGCAGCAATATAAGTATTACTGGTATGACTAATCAAGAGCTAGAACGTAAGCATAATATTAAACCAGGAACTCCAGAATGGTTTCAGTTATGGTTTTCAAAGCCATACTTAACAGGTGAAAAGAAAATAGGTGACGACAAATGGTTGAGATAACAGAATCAGCAAAGAGTAAAATTATCGATCTTCTTACTGAAGAGAATAATCCCAAGTTGGCTCTTCGTACATTCGTTCAAGGTGGCGGGTGTGCTGGATTCAGTTATGGCTTTACATTTGACGAAGAAAGAAACGAAGATGATTTTGAGTTTCCTCTAAACGAAAAGTATAATGTTTTGGTAGATGCTATGAGTATGCAATACCTACAAGGCGCAGAGATAGACTACAAAGAAGAAATAATGGGCAGTCAGTTTGTGATTAAAAATCCTAATGCTCAAACTAGCTGTGGATGCGGGAGTAGCTTTTCAGTATGAAAGACAAAAAATACTATTATACAAAAGAAGAGTGGGATCGTTTAGGATGCGGCCCATTGCCTGAAGATCGAGATATCGCTAAGTTAAATCCTCAAGATATTAACTGGGGTGCTTATCTTGTGTTTCCAGAAAGATTACATGAGGATTCGGACGAAAAAATAAATCCGTATAGCCAGGTATGAGAATAACAGAAATACTAACAGAAGCAGTCAAACAACGACTAGATCCAAAGTGCTGGAAAGGCAAACATAAAGAAGGCACTAAGATCAAAGGCGGTGTTCGTGTAAACAACTGTGTTCCTAACGAAGGCATTGAAGAAGCAGGTAGCCCAGCACAGCAGGCTGCGATTGCTATCAACATGAAGAAGCATCATAAGAAACCTAAGAATGAAAGTCTAGAGCAAGAGTTTGATCTTATCGAAAACATCATTGAACAGATCGCAGATCAAAATGCAGTTGATGTAGATCTTGTATGGGAAGATTTAGAAAGTCTAACCGATGATGAGTTGTATGCGTTTGCTGTTACAACCCCAGTAATGGAAGACTGGCAGAAAGTTAACAAGCATGATAAGACTGACGGTATGAGCAAGAAAGCCGTTAATGCTTATCGTAGAGAACATCCAGGCAGCAAACTTAAAACTGCTGTAACTACCAAGCCTAGTAAGTTAAAGCGTGGCAGCAAAGCCAGCAAGCGTCGAAGCAGTTATTGTTCTAGATCAGCTGGTCAAAAGAAAATGCATCACATAGATTGTAGTAAAACTCCAGACAAAGCAATCTGTAAAGCACGTCGTCGTTGGAACTGCTGATGCGACAGTATATCAATATCCTAGAAGCAGCTAATAAGGGATGTCCTATTGCTACTCACGATTTAGAAATCAATGTCAAGAATCGTCAAACAGCTATAGACAAACATCACTATGGTCCTGCCAATCCTGATGAACCGGGCAACTACTGGAAAGAGTCGGCCAAGCAATGGGGTATTGATGAAAAGACTGCTAAAACAATGCAATGTGCAAACTGTGCGGCATTTAACATTACAGATGCTATGTATAAATGTATACAAGACGGCATGGGCAAAGAAGCATACGAAGCAGAAAAGACTCGTGAAGCCGCAGACTTAGGTTATTGCAATCTACTACATTTTAAGTGTGCCGGTACACGCAGTTGCGAACTATGGATTACAGGTGGACCTATTACCAAATGAGAGCAAGTGATCTAAACTTACCGGAAGGCATGGAAGTCTATGTTGACATGGACGGAGTTGTTGCTGACTTTTTTACAGAATATGCAAAACTGGCAGGTGTACAATCAGGGAGTTATAGAGATATTCCTCCTGCTAAAGTAGACCCTACATTAGATAAAATGGTAGGCACGGATTTCTTTGCACGTCTTCCTAAGTTTCCTACAGCAGATAAACTTCTACAGATAGTTGTAGATGCTGCCGGTTCATATAATATCTGCTCTAGTCCACTTCGTGGTGATCACGAAGGTTCAGCAAAATACAAAAATATATGGATCAAGAAACATCTCAGTCCTCAACCTAAGCATATCTATATTGTTGCTAACAAAGCCAAGTATGCTAAAAATGCTAACGGATTACCTAACGTGTTAATCGACGATAGAGGCAGTAATATTTCAGCCTGGGAAGCTGCTGGCGGCATTGGTATCAAATATCAAGCAGACGAAGACAGTCTTAAAGTTGTATTGGATGGTCTTAAACGTGCTCGACGTGTTGCTCAAGGTGAGCAAGAACACGAACCGCAAAAACTATCTAGTTTAGATCGCGGCAAGATGATTGCTGTACATTCAAGCGGTGACAAAGAAGAAAGTATAAATTCAGAAAACTTTGCTGATGGCAAACATCCTGGTCGTAAAGGACTTGCTAAACGCAGTGGTGTTAACACCAAGGCTAGCGTTAGCAGTCTACGCAACACAGCTAAACACAGTACAGGCGAAAAAGCTCGTATGGCACACTGGCTGGCTAATATGAAAGCTGGTCGCGCTAAACATGAAGATGTAGAAGAAGCCAAGTTTCCATTTGCAGGAGCAGCAGTCGGCCAAAAAGAAGGTCCCGCTGGACAACTAAAAGCGAAAGATCCTAAAGGATATCCTAAAGGTAAGTTAGTTGGCGGTACTGAAGATATTGACAACGAGGGATGGAAAGATGTTGCTGCCGCAGGCGCTCTTGCTACAGGATTAGCATTTGGCGGAGCAGGTACGGCTGATGCTAAATCTCAACCAACAACTCATAAGCCCAGTGTTATTCAACAAGTTAGTAAAAAAGACATTGCAAAAAGTGTAACAGGTAATCCACACGAAGTATTCCTAAGAAAGGCTGCAGAAAAGGCAGGTATAGTAGGACACGAACTTACTGCATTCTTGTCACAGTGTGCGCATGAAACTCTTGATTTTAAACATATGAAAGAGATTGGTGGCGGCTTGGATTTCCGTAAATATGATCCTAAATATGCTCCTCGTAAAGCAAAGCAGTTAGGAAACAAAGACATAGGAGATGGTGCAAAATACAAAGGGCGCGGATACATACAGCTAACAGGACGAGACAACTATAAAAAAGCCGGAGCAGCGTTAGGATTGCCTTTAGAGAAGCATCCTGAACTAGTTGAAAAACCTGAAATTGCTGCTAAGGTAGCAGTATGGTACTGGAAGAATCGTGTAGCACCTAATGTTGACAGTTTTAAAGATAACAAAGCAGTAACTAAAACAATCAATCCAGGTATGAAACATTTAGATCAACGTGCTGATAAGCTCAAGTCTTTCCAAGTAGCAATGCGATAAATACAGTATGAAGATTAAAGAACTACTAGAAACAGCAACAGGTGGCGGTACTTCCGCCGGTAACATTGCTGTTGGCCCAGTTTACAACAATAAACCAGCAAAAACCCTTAAAAACAAGAACGGAACTGCTAAAAACGCCCTTGATTTAAAAGCTAACTTATTGACTGGCGGAAGCATCAAAAGATAAATACATTATGGACTTGAAAAATCACGATCATGAAGCAGCGATGGCAAAAGCAGAGTTGGCTCAAATAGCCAAGAACGCTATGGCTGTCTACAAAATGATTCAAGAGGGTGACGAACTCGACGGTTGGATCAGCAGCTATATTACAGTAGCCAACGATCATTTAAACTCTGTGCAAGAACATATGGAATATGAAATGCACAAAAAAGATTCGATGGAAATGGGTCCAAGAGAATACGAAGAATCATTGCATTATGCAGTAAAAAGCGGCCTTTGCGAACAATGGCTAAAGAAAAAATACCAAGGAAGATGAACATGGATTTCAAATCACTTATTAATAAATTGGATAGCATGGAAGCTCCTCCTTCTACTCCAAAAGCCCCAGAGCTACCAAAGGCAGTTCAACTAAACGAAGACGCTCAGTTGCGTGTTCTCAGCGGATTTACTACATACAAAGCAGAAGCTGCTAAAGTAGAAGAAGCTGTTAAAGAAGAAATGAAAGTTGGCGATAAGAAACAAATCGCTACAGGTACTGTTGAAAAAACTAAAACAGGTATTGTTCACAAGAGCAATAAGGCCTATGGCGGCAGCGAAGAAAAAGCCGACGACAAAGATGACGAGCCAAAAGCCAAGAAAGCTAAAAAAGAATCTGTAGAAGAAGCTTCTGACAAAAAGAAAGCTGCTCAAGAAAAATTCAAAGCAATGATCGCTAAAAAGAAATCTGTAGATGAATCAGCTAAGGCAGATACAGAAGCAGACAAGAAGAAAAAAGAAGAAAAGAAAAAGAAAATTGCTAAGATTGTTGACGAAGGTTCTAAACCAGACTTCTTAGATGTCGACGGTGACGGTAACAAGAAAGAGCCATTCAAGAAAGCGGTTGCTGACAAAAAGAAAGCAGGCCCTAAAAAAGTTGATGAAGTAAGTGACGCAACTAAAGCATCATATGTTAAGAAAGCATCTGCCGATGTTGGCAAAATGGCTACTGGTGAGAAAGACGGTAGCAAGATGTTGAAGCGTATGAAAGGCATTGAAAAAGCTCAAGAATCTAAAATGATGCCAAAAGGCAAAAAGCGTCCAGTTAAAGAATCAGTTGAAAACATTTTATCATTTAAAGAAATGTTAACACTAGTTCGTGAAAGTGGCGGTCAGCAACAAATCGATCCACTCGATCGTGAGTTGTTTGCATGGGCTCAACGTGTTGCTGTTCAAAAGCTAGGTGAAGGCGTTAAGGCTGATATCTATGCAGGCATGACATACGAGCGCATGGGTGGCAAGTTTGAAATGTACGATGTGCTATCCGAAGATACAAAATAATAAAACATTTTGGTAAACAAAAGCCAGTCATAGGTTGACTGGCTTTTTTTATGACTATATAATAGTCTTATAGGAGAGCATATTATGTCTAAAATGTACGGCGCAGAAGAAAAAGCGAAACTAGAAAGATTAATCAACGAAGGCTCGAATGTACTTCGTGAAGTAGAAGATCTCCAAGAAGGTCTGAAAGAAACAGTTAAAGCAGTAGCAGAAGAACTACAGATCAAACCAAGTTGGATCAATAAGGCCATCCGTATTGCTCATAAAGACAACTGGAAAGAGCACGAAGGTGAATGGGAAGAAATTGAAGGCATCCTTGGTGCTGTTAAACGCTTACCAGAATGATTATTGATTTTTTTAAACCTACTATAGATTGGATTCGCGATGACTATAATACCCATCCTTTCCGCTTTGTTATTGAGCTTCTTGCTTGGGCGGTCTCTATCGGCTGCTCCATTACAATGGCAGTCACTGTACCCAACCCTCCATTACTTGCTCTTTATCCTGTGTGGATCAGCGGTTGTGCTATGTATGCTTGGGCTGCTTATACTAGGAAATCGTTTGGCATGCTGGCTAACTACATCCTGCTGACTACTATTGATACTATCGGTCTTGTGAGAATGTTAGTTAACTAAATAAACTGAGAAAGGTCTGATCAGCCAGGAAATGATCACATTGGTATTTGTGGGCCGTAAATCACAAGGAGAAAAATATGAGTTACGTAGATGCTTTCTACAATAGAGAGCAAGACGTTATCAATGTTGTCGAACGTGACGACAAAGGTAACAGACATTTTAAAGAATATCCTGCAAGGCATATCTTTTATTACCCTGATCCAAAGGGCAAATATCTTTCAATCAAGGGCGAACCCCTTAGTCGTGTAAGTTCTAAAAACGTTAAAGAACATCGCAAAGAACTTGCTATCCATTCCAACAAGCGACTGTTTGAAAGTGACATCAATCCAATCTATCGCTGTCTTGAAGACAACTATCTCAATGTTGATGCTCCAAAGCTAAATGTAGCGTTCTTCGATATTGAGGTGGACTTCGATCCAGAACGTGGCTATGCGTCACCAGAAGATGCATTTATGCCAATCACTGCGATCGCTGTTCACTTGCAGTGGATGGACACTATGGTGTGTTTGGCTATTCCTCCAAAGACGCTGTCAATGGCAGAAGCTGAGAAACAGGTTGCTGAGTTTCCTAACACTATGTTGTTTGATAACGAAGCAAATATGCTAGACACGTTCCTCGATCTCATCAAAGATGCAGATGTGTTAAGCGGTTGGAACAGTGAAGGCTTTGATATTCCATATACTGTTAATCGTGTTACCAAGGTTCTCAGTAAAGAAGATACACGACGTTTCTGTTTATGGGATCAGTTTCCCAAGAAGCGTGAGTATGAAAAATTTGGAAAGACCGCTATAACATATGATCTTGTTGGTCGTGTACACCTAGACAGTCTTGAACTGTATCGCAAGTATACCTATGAAGAACGTCACACCTATCGATTGGATGCTATCGGTGAGATGGAGATCGGTGAAAACAAAACTGTCTACGAAGGCACACTTGATCAGTTATACAATAATGATTTCCGCAAGTTTATTGAATACAATAGACAAGACTGTGCATTGCTAGACAAACTAGATAAAAAACTAAAGTTCTTGGATCTTGCTAACACACTGGCACATGAATGTACTGTATTACTACAGACTACTATGGGTGCTGTTGCTGTTACAGAACAAGCTATTATCAACGAAGCTCATAAGCGTGGCATGATTGTTCCTAATCGTAAGAAGATGGAAGAACAAGGTGACACACAGGCCGCAGGTGCTTATGTTGCGTATCCAAAGAAAGGCATCCATGAATGGATTGGTTCTCTTGATATTAACAGTCTATATCCTTCTGCTATTAGGGCTTTGAACATGGGGCCGGAGACCATCGTTGGTCAGTTACGACAAGATGGTACCAAAGCATACATTGAAACAGAGATGGCAAAAGGCAAATCTTTTGCTTCTGCTTGGGAAGGTATATTCGGTAGTTTAGAATATACAGCAGTTATGGATAGAGACGTTGGACGTGAAATCACTATCGACTGGGAAGATGGCGGCAGTGATACATTATCGGCAGCACAGGTAAATGATTTAATCTTCGAAAGCAACCAGCCCTGGATGCTGTCAGCGAATGGTACTATCTTCACCTACGAGAAAGAAGGTATCATTCCTGGACTGTTAAAGCGTTGGTATGCTGAACGTAAAGACATGCAGGCCAAACTCAAAGACTGTATTAAAGCAGGAAACAAGATTGAAGAAGAATACTGGGATAAGCGTCAACTCGTTAAAAAGATTAATCTTAATAGCCTTTATGGTGCGATCCTTAATCCTGGTTGCAGGTTTTTCGATAATCGTATCGGGCAATCCACTACGTTAACTGGCAGAGCTATTGCTCGACACATGGCCGGTAAAGTCAATGAAATCATAACAGGTGAAAACAATCACATAGGTAAAGCTATTATCTACGGTGACACAGACTCTTGTTATTTCTCAGCATATACTACGTTAAAAACAGACATTGAAAAAGGTCTTATACCTTGGTCAAAAGAAAATGTAGTTGATCTTTACGACACCATAGGAGAAGAAGTAAATGGCACATTCCCCAAGTTTATGCAAGATGCTTTCCACTGCCCAAAAACCCGAGGAGAGGTTATCAAGGCAGGTCGCGAGATTGTTGCTTCCAAAGGATTATTCATCACTAAAAAGCGATACGCAGTTCTCTACTACGACAAAGAAGGAAAACGTGCCGATGTCGAAGGTAAACCAGGAAAGATTAAAGCGATGGGGCTTGACCTCAAGCGATCAGATACCCCGGTTGTTATCCAAGACTTCTTGAGCGAAGTGCTGACAAAAGTACTTAATGGTGCTGGTAAAGAAGAAGTTCTAGAATATATCGGTGAGTTCCGGACTGAGTTTAAAACTAGGCCTGGTTGGGAGAAAGGTAGTCCCAAACGTGCTAACAAGATTTCAGAATATCGCGACAAGGAAAAGAAAGCAGGTAAGACTAACATGCCCGGACACGTTCGTGCTAGCCTTAACTGGAATACTTTGAAGCGCATGATGGATGACAAGTACTCAGTTAACATTACAGATGGTGCCAAAGTCATTGTCTGTAAGATCAAAGATAACCCAATGGGCTATACCTCAGTTGCCTATCCAGTAGACGAACTGAGATTACCACAATGGTTTAAAGATCTGCCGTTCGACGATGCTGAAATGGAAACAACAGTTATCGACGAAAAGTTAGAAAACTTGATCGGTGTCTTGGAATGGGACATTAGTTCAACCCGCAATGATAATACATTCAACAAACTATTTGATTTTGAGTGATTTAGCTCTTGCTTTTCACTCACGATCTAAATATAATCTTAATATACAGGAGAATTCTCAATGAAAGACATTTTACAAGATATCGTATCACATACGCAAAATCTAGGCTTCCTTACTACAGTTAAAGTAACAGGCACAGAAGAAAAGACAACCATTAACTCGATGGCGGATGACCGTTCAGTTATTATGGAAGCAGAAACCAGTGCGCCATACGCAGATATGCTAGGTGTATTTGGTATGCCGCAACTTAACAAGTTGAAGTATTTGTTAGACGGTGCTGAATACAAAGACGATGCTAAGATCAGCGTTACCTTTGCAGAACGCAACGGCGAAACTATTCCAGTTGGCATACACTTTGAAAACAAAGACGGTGACTTTAAAAACGACTATCGTTTTATGAATAGTGAAATCATCAACGAAAAGATGAAGACTGTCAAGTTCCGTGGTGTTAAGTGGGATGTAGAAGTTGAGCCAACTGTTTCAGCAGTACAGCGTTTCAACTTCCAAGCAGGTGCTAACAATGAGCATCCGACATTCCTTGCTAAAACAGACGGCGGTAACTTGAAGTTCATCTTCGGTGATGCTTCAACACACGGTGGCGAGTTTATTTTTGCACAGAACGTTGCAGGCAAACTAGATCGCGGTTGGACTTGGCCAGTGTTGCCAATCTTGAGCATTTTAAAGATTGCAGATGTAAACAACACCAAGATGTCGTTGTCAAATGAAGGTGCTATTCAGATTACTCTTGATAGCGGATTGGCAACTTACAAATATATTATTCCAGCACAAGCTGCCTAAATATGATCAAAGGTCTACAAGGTAATATAGGCATTACAGTCAGTGGTGGCGATACTAGTGTGCCTTATGTTAACAACAATCCTAGTAACCCTATGCAGGGTATGATGCGTATTAATGGCACTGACATACAGGTGTTTGATGGCAACTCTTGGTTGAACTTGAGCACCAGCTATGCAACTGTAGGCCTAGATTCCGAAACACAGAATCTGTTGAACTGGGCAAGGAGTAAACAGAAGCAAGAGATTGACTTACTAGAACTAGCTACAAAAAACGAAGCCGTTCGTATTGCATTAGAAAATGTAAAAAAGGCACAAGATCAACTTACTATAACAGCACATTTATCGAGAGACCATGAAACAACCAGTTAACTTAACACCATTACAGAAAGACTATGCTGTGTATTTGCCAGCTATCAGTTCTTTCTATTCAACATATGTTGCCAAGCAACGTCTAGAAGAGTTTGTTCCTAATGATCGCATTCCGCAAGGATTTGATCGTGGCATTGAAGGCATGAACTTCTTAAATGCTGACGAAGGATACTTTACCTACAAGTATGCTTTGTATTCAGCAGGTCACGCACAACTTGATTTAGAAAAGTCAATGGAACAAGAGTCAATGATCCAACAACGTGATCGACCTAACACAATGATCTTAGGTGACTCTGGCGGATACCAGATTGGTAAAGGTGTTCTTAAGTTTGACTGGTTGAACTTTGAAGGTCCAGAAGCCAACAAGACTCGTAAAAAGATTCTCGAATGGTTAGAGTTAACTGCTGATTGGTCAATGATGCTGGACGTGCCGACTTGGGCTTGTGACCATATTCATAGTCCAAAGACTGGATTGAAAACATTTGAAGACTGTTTGGAAAAGACACGTTTCAATAACGACTACTTCTTACAGAATCGTCTTGGTCAAACTAAGTGGCTGAATGTGCTTCAAGGCGGTGACTGGGATACTGCTGAGAAATGGTATCGTGGTGTTGTAGAGTTCAGTGATCCTAAAGGCAAGTACGCTGGCAAGGAAGCAGAAGGTTGGGCCTTCGGTGGTGCTAATATGTGTAAGATGGATATTACACTCAAGCGTCTAATGACTATGCGTGACGAAGGTATGCTTACAGGTAAGAACTGGATTCACTTCTTGGGTACAGCACAACTTGACTGGAGTTGCTACCTAACACAGATCCAACGTCAGATCCGTAAACATATTAATCCAGAACTTACTATTAGTTTTGACTGTGCAAGTCCGTTTATTGCTACTGCTCACGGTCTTGTCTACACAAACGCACAACATACCAATAAGCGTTGGTCGGTTATTATGGACAAGGCTCCTGATAACAAAGCACTTTCAGGACGTCATGATATTCCGTTTCCGTTTGAAAGCGAGTTTGCAAGTCGTTTAACCATGGGTGACATCGCATACTATAACTACGGTGTTCGTAAGACAGACGAAGAACTCGGCGGAGTTAAGTTTAATCATTTAAATCCAGAACACTATCACGAAGTACCTCGTCTTAATAAGCTAGGTAAGATTCCAAATAAGACTAGTTGGGATAGTTTTAGTTACGCATTGATGATGGGCCATAATGTTGAATGCCATATCAAAGCAGTTCAACGTGCTCAACAGTTAATGGATATCGAATGTGCTAGATTTAAGCCAGATTGGCGCACTTGGGGTCTTGAAGGTAAGAAAGAAATCGAGTTTAGTGACTGGGTTCCACGTAAGATTCTATACTTTGGTACATTTGTTGAAGAACTGTTTAATACTAAGACCAAATCAGAAGCATTTGATATGATTGAGACTGCCGGACAGTTCTTAAAATCACTGGAAGGTGCTCGACTACAAGGTGGCCCTGCTGCTAATACATTTGGTAGTTTATTTGATTTTGACGATGGCAAGAAATCCACTGAGATTGATTTTGCAAATCCGGACGATGATGACCTAAATAGTCTTGTAGCTGAATAAGGAGAATGTTATGTATGAGCTTCGAATCAAACATTTGGAAGATGCACACCGTGCTTTGGACAAACAAATTGATACTTTGGAAAAAAATGGCTTGTTTGAAGATCTAAAGTTAGAGAAATTGAAGAAAGAAAGGTTGCTCTTAAAGGACAAACTTGCTATACTAAAGCGTAAACAAGAACTCCACACACAGGCGTAACATGGCATCATTCACCCTTAATCGAACACAAGTTGAAAAACTTGCTAAGATGGCGGCACACTTCAAGGAAGTAGATTGGTTCGTCCTTGAGGAAACACATACAAGCGGCATTGGCCCTACGGTCACTGTCAAGTTCAATCTTTTCAACGATGATGACAAAGACATTGACACCACCGTTGATATCACCGATGTGAGTACCTGGTAATGAAACAAGAACTAGACGCATTGCTATGCGAGAAGTATCCTAAGATGATGGTTAACCGCAACAAGAACATGCAGGAAACTTGTATGTGTTGGGGCTTTGAATGCGGTGATGGTTGGTTTAATATTCTTGATCAACTGATGGGCAATATTCAACATCATATTGATTGGAAGAATCGAAAAGAAGAAGTTGTTCCACAAGTGACCCTAGATCAAGTTAAAGAAAAGTTTGGCACACTGCGTTTCTACTACCAAGGCGGTGATGACTACATCAGCGGTCTTGTTAGCATGGCAGAATCAATGTCGGGTATCACCTGCGAAGGCTGTGGTGCTCAAGCTAAGACAAACTGGCCTAAAGCTGAGAATGGCGGCATCGGTGGCTGGGTTCGTACCATATGTGCTCCTTGCGAAACTAAGCGTGAAGAAGAACGTGCCAAATATATGAAATCACAAGGATTCGAAGAATGAAGTGCGACCTATGCGGTAAGGAGTATGACTCCGAGTGTGATTATCGGCAGGGTCGCTGCCCTCATCACCCATCAATGGTAGATAGTATTTTAGCTGATCCGTATAAAGCAAGATACTATAATCTTTTACAATCAATCAAAAACTTTTTCACAAAGAAAGACTGCGACTGCGGTCACAATCACTAATGAAACGAAACTATAACACAGGCGTTGAAGAAGCTGTAACATTCTTCACAGGTATAGAGATTGAAAAGACTCCTGCTTACGGAATGAAAACTCTATTTGTAGTAGGTGTTCACGATCCTTATACAATTTTAGATATTGTAAAAGAATCTAGATCATATAACGACGAATCTAAACATATTACACACATTTACTTTGGTGCCAATCAAAGTTTTAAGACTAACGGTGTCAATGATATTGAAACTTGGCGTCCTTGGGAAAATATGATCTATGTCTGCCTAGACAGCGAGTATGATCTTTGGTGTACACTTGACTTCGATGTTCGTGAAGTAGAAGGCTTATTGGAAAGTGGCTTAACTGAGAAGCGTCAGTTTATTCCGCAGATTTCGGTTAAACTGCCCTATTTACAACAGCTGGGATATAATGCTACAATAAAGCTAGACGACAAAGATTTTAAAGCGACAAATCACGGAGTGTGGTGCCATAACCTCCATGACCTACTAGATAGAAATAAGTTTACTAGTTGGGATCAATATGGTAAAGATGAGATTATCAAATGAGTGGTGGATACGCAGTAGCATCAACAGCAAAGCAGAGACGCATTCCTAGGATCTCTAGTAATCGCGGTCCTCGGCCAAGACAATACATAGAAAAAAACACAATGAAACTAACATTCAAACAAAGACTACGCAACTGGTTGCTTAATGACGGCGACGATTTCGAACAAATGTCTGAAGACTGCGAAGGTCCAGAACTACATTCTCAAGGATTTCGCTTACAAGTTTACGGTGCCAGTGGCGGCACTATTGTAGAAACTACCAAGTACGACCGTAAGAGTGATGAGAATCGTCACAGTCTACACGTAGTCACTGAGGATAAAGACCTTGGTGAAGAACTAGCTAAAATCATCACTATGGAACAGTTACGCTCATGATTATCAAACAAGACATCCGACCACTTAAAATGATATGGGTCACTTTCCGCAAGGAAGGCATTCATAAATATCCTGCGGCACTAACAGATCCAAATCTAGCTACAGGAGACGAATATGATGTATCGTTTTTGGGTTATCCTCATCGCCACATCTTTCATTTCCGGGTGTGGATCAATGTGCTCCATAATGACAGGGACATCGAGTTCATCCAGTTCAAACGATGGCTCGAGTCGCTGTATAATGGTCAAGGTTCCGTTCTGAGCCTAGACTATAAAAGTTGCGAAATGATGTCAGATGATCTACATGACATCATTAGCAAGAAGTATCCAGGTCGTGAGATTTGGATTGAGGTCTCCGAAGACGGAGAAAATGGTTCATTTATTAAGTACTAACTAGAAGAAGAGGCTGCAATGGCTAAGAACTACAAGGATTATTCCTATTTTGAAAACCGCCCAGATGTTGTCAAGGTCTTTGATGATCTTGATGCATACTTGGATTACTGCAGAATTGAACTCTGCGATTTTAACCCAGCAGATCTTTATCGCAAAGATTCTGCAAACTATCAGGCTTACCTACAAAGTAAGCGACCACGCCGGCCTTGGGTAGATCGAGGCGAACGTAAACCTTACCAAGGTAAAAATCCAAGGCCATATAACAATGACCGTTTTTCTCGTTGATCTAGAAGCAGTCGAGACAAGGTACACGGGACAATGGAAGTCCCATGTACCAGCTCTTTTACGAAAGGTGTCTAACGATGTTCAAGTTATCTCTGGCCCTACGGATATTCCTACAGCCACTACTCCTGGTGCTTTCCTTAATTTTGGTGGCACCAATATATACAAGTCTGCTCAAGTTGAGCAAATCGGCAGGCTATTTTGCAACGGAGCCGTTCATCCCGGCGATCACTTTATTTTTACTGATGCTTGGCATCCTGGTATCATAAACTTAAAGTACATGAGTGAACTGTTGCAGATTCCTGTAACAACACACGGCTTATGGCATGCTGGTAGTTATGATCCTCAAGACTTCCTAGGTCGACTCGTTGGCAATAAGCCTTGGGTCAGACACGCTGAGAAGAGTTTCTTCCATGCGTTTGATCATAACTACTTTGCTACAAACTTTCACATTGAAATGTTTATTAAAAATCTACTCAATGATGAGTTGTTTGAAAATCCTTGGATGGAAGATCATCTTGCAGAAGCACTGAGAGGCGAATGTCCTAATATAGTGCGTACTGGTTGGCCAATGGAGTATATGGAAGATACCTTAATCATGTACAAGAACATGAAGAAGCGTGATCTTATTTTATTTCCGCATCGCATCGCACCAGAGAAGCAGGTTGAAATCTTCCGTGATCTAAAAGAACACTTACCGCAATATGAGTTTGTTGTTTGTCAAGATCAACAACTAACAAAGAATGAATATCATAACTTGTTAGGTGAGGCTAAACTAGTGTTTAGTGCTAACTTGCAAGAAACATTGGGCATTAGTTGGTATGAAGGTGCGGTAGTTGATGCTATTCCTATGGTTCCGGATAGACTTAGTTACAGCGAAATGGCACATGATACATTTAAGTATCCAAGTGAGTGGACGGAATCGTTTGAAGCATATACTGTACATCGTAAAGAAATCTGTATGAAGATTATACAGTATATAGAAAACTACGTAAAGTATTTGCCAAGCCTAAATAAACAGGTATATGATTTAAAAGAAAACTTTTTTAGTTGCAATAACCTGCTAGAGAAGTTAAAATAAACAATATGTCATCCACGACATTAACTCGGAGAATATTAATTGACAAAAGATTTTAAACCAGATCCAATAATGAACACACCTGACAACAGGGAGTTTGTTAAGGATGAATATCAGCCTTTGGGGAAAGAAGTATATGTTAAGGCTGCAGACATGATGTCTGATAAAGGTTACCAAGAAGCTAATCTAGCAGATGCTATTCGCTTCAAACTGAAACGTGATAAGAAACGTTTCTGGGCTGGTGACAATATCAGTGATTATATCAGTGAAGAAGATAAAGACGTTCTAATCAAAGAAGCAACTGAAGCATTTGAAAAAGTACTCGATACGTTGCTTATTGATCGTGAGACTGATCCTAACAGCAAAGGCACTGCCAAGCGCCTTGCTAAAATGTACTTTAACGAAATAATGGCAGGTAGATATGATCCAGCACCAGACGCTACAGCGTTTCCAAATGATTCGCAGGACCGTTATGAGGGTATGCTCGTTGTTCGCAGTGAGCTTCGGAGTATGTGTAGCCATCATCACCAACCCGTTACTGGCGTTGCTTATATTGGTATTTTGGCTGCTAACAAACTTATTGGACTATCCAAGTACACACGTATTGCCCAATGGTGTGCCCGTCGAGGTACTCTCCAGGAGGAGCTTTGTAATGATATTGCTAGGGAAATACAAAAAGCCACTGACTCAGAGAATGTAGCAGTCTATATCCAAGCGACACATGGATGCTGTGAGAATCGTGGTATTATGGCACATAGTAGCTTAACACAGACTACAGTACTCAAAGGTGCGTTCAAAGACGACGGTAATACTAAGAAAGAGTTTTTTGATAATATTAAACTACAACAAGAGTTTGCGCCACGTTAAGGAGAACATAATGAAAACGTTTGATACATTTGAAGAAGTAGTCGGAATGATGCATTGCATGAAAAGGCCGATTGTGGTTCATGCTAAGAAGATAGACGAGGAATTCCGTGTCAATACGCTAGAAGGCAACTATAAACAGGGAAAGCCTGGTGATTATCTTATGCGTGGTATTGATGGCGAGTTATATATTTGCGACGGACCTATATTTGAAAAAACTTATGATTTCTTAGAAGGAAAACAATGAGAGTCTATCGCATAACACCACTCGAAAAGAAAAGCGTTGTATACCATGTAGAAATGTTCCGTGAAAATACGGATGGCTCTATCAGTTGGGTCAACATTGATGAGACATATCGATGGGGTCAAGGATTCATCGAAGAAGACATGGATTGTAACTTGCCGTATAAAGACAGTGATCTTGCCTACTGTGATCCTAATGCAGGTTGGGGCGCAGAACTAGACGACAGTTGTGCTTGCTGGTTTGAATACAGTGACGACTTTACCGATGAGGATAAAGAAGCGTTTGAAACAGCTTATCACGAAGGGGGTGCGGCTTGGTTGTTTGACGGTGAACACGATTGGCAAGAAGAACATTCTGCTATTCATGTACTAGCACCTTTCCAAGTTGATTTATGTGAAGCCGATGGCACAGTTATACAAGAAAACATTGAACTCAAAGATAGGCCTAACCCTAGTACAAGTTGGCCTTTTAGCGCAGCATTTCCAAAACCTGAGGAGGAATAATGGAAACAGCCAAGGATCTAACTGATCATTTGATATTCCGAGCAAAGAATATGCAGGAGTTTATTGTGGAAAGAGATTGGGATCTAATCCCTGCCGGTGTTGTTAAGTTTGATATACAGCACACACAAGGCGAACCTGCTCGTATATTTGTACATGCAATGACACAAGAAGAAGCAGAACGTCAAGTTGACGATTGGTTTGGAGAAGGTGTAGAATGATTAAGCCCTTACGTGACGATTTAATGGTACAACAACAAGTGGAAGATTCTTGGCAGCATTTTGTTGGCGTTATCATGCTGAACCAAACCGGACGTAAAGCAGTAAAGACCACACTTCCTGAGTTTCTATATTGGTTTCCGATGCCGCAGATACTGATAGATGCCGATCCAGATTTTGTCAAAACTATTATCAAACCACTAGGAATGGTAAATGTTCGTTACCAGCGTTTGGTAAGAATGAGCCAAGACTACTTGACTTGGGACGGAAATGATGCTACAATGTTATATGGCATCGGAAAATATGGTTCCGATTCATATGAAATCTTTTATAAGCACAACTACACAGTTGAGCCCACTGACAAAGAACTAAAAAGATATCTAGAACAAGAGGTTTTTAATGTTGCTTAAACTATTGGACAAGTTAGGTCGTAAGCGTATTATTATGGATCGTGTTGATAACGAACCATATCTAGAACGCTATTATTTGTTCCTTAAAGATCGCAATCGTTTTCCATTTAATATTTTTCTACATAAATTTTTAAAAGGCGATCCAGATGATGTGCATGATCATCCATGGCCCTATGCCACATTGATTTTGAAAGGTGGATATTATGAATGGATTCCGCAGTTTAATGCAGATGGTACAAAAAATTGTGAAATACGTAAATGGCGTGGACCCGGTCACTTTCGTACTTGTAGTCCTAACTCTTATCATCGTATTGAGCTTAAGCCTGGCGTGACTGCCTGGACATTGTTTATGCCCGGTCCTCATAAACGTGATTGGGGTTTCCTGGTCAATGATAACTGGATTCAAAACGAACAATATATGAAAACAAGGAAAGAAGAAGCTTATGAAAAAGCACACAGTATCGTGGCATGATTTTCAAGGATTAATATCAAAGATTTGTAGAGACATCTCATTAAGCGATTGGAGACCAGACTATGTGGTAGGTATTACCCGTGGTGGTCTCCTTCCTGCAGTTATGATCAGTCATTACTTTGATATTCCATGTCACACATTAAGTGTTCGCCTCCGTGACGGAGAAGAAGGTGCTGATACTGAAAGCAATCTTTGGATGGCAGAAGACGCATTTGGCCATCCTATTTACGATCCTATGGCATCAGGCAGTGGTCGTAAAAATATTCTTGTTATTGATGACATCAACGACAGCGGTGCAACTATTAACTGGATCATGAATGATTGGCCTAGCGGATGTTTTCCAGACGACCCATCATGGGAAGAAGTATGGAATAACAATGTTAGATTTGCAGTGTTGTTTGACAATCTAGACAGCAGATGCAAAGTTGATATGGATTATGTTGGCACTGAAGTAAACAAAGCAGAAAACGATATTTGGATTGATTTTCCATTTGAAGATTGGTGGACAAAATGAGTACCATTACAAGGCACAGCAATACCTGTAAAGTAACACAAGCATCTAGCAACAAAACTGTCGATGCTGAAGTTATGTCTTTTAACGAAGGCCGTAACTTAACTGTTGTTATGAATAAATCAGTTAAACTGATGATGTCATGGAACGGACGTATGTATGAAGGCAGAATGGCAGGTATGGATTTTATCAGCGAAGGTCCTGCTGTAAGTAAGACACAAACAAGTGCAAGAGGTTAATATGACGGACTTAGATGAAGCTAAACAATCAGGTGTTGCTCCGTGGGACAATGCCGTTGAAAATATGGAAGATTTTCATGTTCAAGTATTCCGAGACAAATATCCTGTAACGGAAGGTCATCTATTGTTTGTACCTAAATACAACACCGATGCGGTCATCCTTGAATGTTTTGAGTTTGCTTTAGAAGAAGGTCGACAGATGGTTGCTGCTGGTGAGTGTGACGGGTTTAATATCGGACTTAATGTAGGGCTGTCATCAGGGCAAACTGTTATGTATCCACATGTTCATCTTATTCCAAGACGTACAGGAGATATGGAAGATCCTCGAGGCGGAGTACGTCATGTTATTCCAGAAAAAGGTAACTATAAAAAATGAAAATGTTTAAAAAAGTCAGTGCTATTTTTATTTCAGCCAGTGCATTAACCTTAGCAGTGTTACATTGGGGTACCCCGGAGAGCATGGCATGGGTAGTTGCGTTAGCAGGCTGGGTCCCACATTGTTTTAATGAAGGAGATTGATATGCAAGTACGAGTAACAGAAGATGATAAAGAGTTTGGTAAGTGTGGTTGTGGTCGTAGCCCAACAGGTAAGTGTATTGGTTGGCATGGTCTAGAAGAAGGTGAGTTCCGCGAGAAACTGGCTGAATGGGAAATGGAAGACTATAAGCGCAGAGCGCAAGCGATGTGGAATGATAGTTGTACCAGCGTAAGAGCCCCTGGCGATTCTGAGGGTGGAGACATTGACTGAGATCGTTGTCAAATGGGATAATCAAAATGTTCCTTGGTGGAACGAAACTTGTGCTCTAGTATTAGAACATTTCGGACTACCTGGTGACAGATTTGTTTATACACCGCACGAAGACTATATGACATTTAAGTTCTTTAACGAACACGATGGGCTTATGGCTAAAATACTATTGAGTGATAGGATATGAGAGACACTATTATAACTATAGTCTTAGTAATAGTTTTAGCAATGATCATGTTGTTTTCAGACTTCACTGGAAGCAAGGTCGTTGTATATGACTGTGGAATGGCAGAATGGCATCCAGACATTCCACCAAGAGTCAAAGAAGAATGTCGTAGGTTAAAGTTAGAAGAATTAAAAAGCAGAGACACAATATGAACAGCTGGACATTAACTGTAGAAGAAGATCCCGAAACTGGTGATGCTATCCTTACATTTCCTCCCGATCTATTAGAAAAATCAGGGTGGGTAGAAGGCGATACCCTAGAATGGATTGACCTAAATAATGGTAGTTGGCAACTCAAAAAAGTTGACAAAACTACTGAACAGAGTGTATAATATACTATGAGCAAAATTAAAATCGCAGAGCTGTTTTACAGCATTCAAGGTGAAGGACGCTATATGGGTGTTCCTTCTGTTTTCTTACGTACATTTGGTTGCAACTTTAAATGTGCTGGCTTTGGTATGCTACGTGGTACATTAAGCGGTGAAGCAGATGTGCTAGCAGAGAAACAAGAAAAATATAACAAGTGGCCTACGTATAATGAACTTCCATTAGTAAGCACAGGTTGTGACAGCTATGCTAGCTGGCATCCTAGCTTTAAAGAACTTAGCCCAATGCTTACTAGTGATGCCATTGCAGATCGTATTTGTGAGATATTGCCACATAATGAATGGCAAGACGAGCATCTGGTTATCACTGGCGGTGAGCCTTTGCTGGGTTGGCAACGTGCTTACCCAGACTTGCTGGATCATCCTAAGATGGCAGGACTAAAAGAGATCACATTTGAAACAAATGGTACTCAAAAGCTAACAGAAGAGTTTAAAGAATATCTAGTAAAGTGGCAAATGCCTAACATGGATTTTGCAAGAGAAGTTACATTTTCAGTAAGTGCTAAACTTCCATGTAGTGGCGAAAAGTGGGAGGAAGCTATTCTGCCAGGAGTTGTTTGTGAATATGAAGACTTTGGTACAGCCTATTTGAAGTTTGTCATTGCCACTGAACAAGATTTTGCAGATGCAGAATGTGCTATTGCCGCTTATCGTACAGCAGGATTTAAAGGTCACATTTATCTCATGCCAGTGGGCGGTGTTGAAAGTGTTTATGCACTAAACAATCGCACAGTGGCAGACTTAGCTATGAAGAACGGTTTAAGATATAGTGATAGATTGCAAGTGCCGTTATTTAAAAATGAGTGGGGAACTTAATGAAGAAGATTATTGAAAAACTTTTTGGTATTGATAAAGTTCGAGCTGAAGCAGAGCGTTCAGTAGCAATAGCAGAAGAAGCAGCCAAGGCAGCGAAAGATGCTACCGCGGCAGCAGAGAGAGCCAAAGAAGCCGAAGAACTGGCAAAACTCAGTGCAAAAGATAGAGCAACCAAACTAAAAGAACCTTGGGTAGGTGTACTAAACACACATATCAACAAAGATAATATCCGCAATGGCTTCTTTGAGCTTGACTGGAACGACCATTTTGTGTTAAAATTAAAGCAAGAAGGATACGGATTTGATGGTGATTTAGATGAAGAAATCGTAGACCGTTGGTTCCGTGAACTTTGTGCTAACGTGGTAGTTGACGGTGACTTTGGCGGTGCCGTTAACACTGGCGTTATTGATATCAACTCAGTTAAAAAGAACAACAAATGAACTATATTTTAGTAGATACAGCAAATACCTTTTTCCGTGCTCGGCACGTTATCAACGGTGACGCTGATATCAAACTAGGAATGGCTTTTCATATTACACTTAATAGTGTAAAGAAAGCATGGCAAGACTTTAACGGCAGTCACGTTATCTTCTGTTTAGAAGGTCGTAGCTGGCGCAAGGACTTTTATGCTCCTTACAAAGCGCAACGTGCAGAAGCTCGTGCTGCTCATACAGAACGTGAAGCAGAAGAAGAAAAAGTCTTTTGGGAAGCCTTTGACACATTCAAAGAGTTTATTACAGAAAAGACTAACTGTACAGTTATGCAGAATCCACGCTTAGAAGCTGACGATCTTATTGCTGGCTGGATTCAGAGTCATCCAAACGATAATCATATTATCATTTCGACAGACACAGATTTTGTACAACTTATTGCACCTAACGTCAAACAGTACAACGGTGTTATGGAAACAACTATTACACACGAAGGTATCTTTGATGCAAAAGGCAAAAGAGTCATTGATAAGAAAACGCAAGAGCCCAAAGCAATCCCAGATCCAGAATGGCTCTTGTTCGAAAAGTGTATGCGTGGTGATACCAGTGATAATGTCTTCTCAGCGTATCCGGGTGTGCGTACTAAAGGCACAAGCAAAAAAGTGGGTCTTACTGAAGCGTTCGAAGATCGTAAAAGCCGCGGATATGCGTGGAACAATCTCATGTTACAGAGATGGGTTGACCATAATGGCGTCGAACACAGAGTGTTAGAAGATTACGAACGCAACCGTCGACTTATTGATTTGAGTCATCAGCCAGAAGATATTAAAACGATCATTGCCGAGACCATTGCGACAGCAACAGGTGCTAATAAAAATATCAGCCAAGTTGGCATTCGACTTATTAAGTTCTGTAACTTATACGATCTTAAGAAGATTGCCGACCAGGCACAGGCATATGCCGAACCATTAAATGCGAGGTACACCGTATGACAGAACTACATGCTAAACCAATCATCGATAACAAGTTTTGGATCGTCGAGAAAGATGGAGAAAAGTTTGCCACACTACGAAAGAATGATGACAATCGTTTTGTAATGAGCAATGAGCTCGGTGTTAAGATTTATGAGACAAAAGAAAAACTAACACGAGAGTTTGGTAAAAACTTTTTTGTAGTGAAGATTGTTAAAGAAGCAGATAACTCAGAGCCGAATGAAGTCCATGGATATCCTACAAGTACCTTGCCACACAACTCAATGTATGACGTGCAAAGAAAACTGCCCCTGTTTACAAAAAGTGGAGACAGTAAAAGTCTGTACTGCGCCGGATATTATGTTATCCGATTTGATAAAGGCTGGGTTAAATCCTTTTGTCCTAAGTTAATCACTTTGCAGAGATATGACTATAAAGGTCCGTTTAAGACTGATATAGAAATGAAACAGGTGCTATCAAATGTCTCAAAATAACTTTCCTGTAACATTACCAACTATTGAAAAGCTAATACAACGTATAGCATCAGCTGAAAAAACGCAACAGAAAGACATTCGTATTTCAATACAAGAAGCACGTGAGTTAACTTCTGAACTAGCTGTATTAACTTCAAAATTAGGCAAAACAGTTACTGATATACACCAAATGCTAGCCGAAATACGCGAATCAACTACAAATATTGATGTAAAATTCGACGGCGGCGGCTTCAATTAGATATAAATATATACGTGGTTAATTAGGAACACGTATATATGAGCAGACCAAAACCTACAATATTGCTAGAACACGCTAACAAGGAAACTTTTAAAATAGAGCAGATCCTTGATAGTGAAGCCATCTGGGCAGTATTTTACAAAGAACAACCATTTAACTTAAAGAGTGGTAGTTTGGTTGCCAGCTATCCCGGACCTAAATATAAGAAGGTATCATTTAGCAATCCCGGTCATGCGCACAACTTAGCTAAGAAGTTGAATAGATTATTTAAGACAAAAGATTTCGCCGTTTATAAACTCACGCAAGGTGAGAAGGTAGAATAACTATGGATCCCAAGGATGCCTACACTAAGGTGTTCTTACAGGCAGCAGGCACAAACGCTGATCCAGAGACCATTAAAAAATTTAGAGTAGTATGGTGGTGGAACGTGCGAGCCAAAGAAAAAGGAGGCCTTAGATTGACAGAACAGGCCTTGCAGTTCTTAGAAGAACATGCTAAAATAAAATCATACAAGATAGATTTCCCCAGCGATTTTTCAATAACTCCACAGGTGTTAGTTTGGTTAGACAACTTTATCGATTCACCTTTCTATATAACAAAGAAACACATAATAGTGTTAAAAGAACGTGCAGCATTTGAACTATATCTATTCTCCGGCGATATTAGAAAGATGGGGCATAACAAAGCTCTAGCCAAAAGATTAAGCCAAGAATCAGTCCCCGAATAATAGTAGTATATAAATATTTTTATCATGTTTGATCTAAACCCAATGGATGTGTTAAAACAACGGAAAGTAAAAATACTTCCTCCACACTTCGCGAAAATCAAGATATCCGACGGAGAACTCTTCGAAGGAAATATTGAACAATGGATTAAGTCGAAGTTAAAAGGAAGATTTGCTATCTGCGGTAGCCCATCTATTAACAAAGAAGGCACTCTCGAATCAACCACTTTTGTGGCCTTCGAGGATCATCAAGAGCTAACATACTTTATGTTGGCATGTCCACATTTAAGGAGAAACTAAAATGGCAGAAGAAAACAAAGTTGAAGAACAGCAACCAGCGGCAGCTCCGGCAGCAGCTCCAGCTGAGGAACCTGGTTTAAATATCAGTGACCTAATGGCATTAAAGAGCATTGTAGAAGTAGCGTCACAACGAGGAGCGTTCAAAGCAAATGAACTAGAAGCAGTTGGTAAAACTTTCAACAAGTTAACTACATTCTTAGAGTCAGTTGCTAAAAAGGAGGCTTAATATGAGAAGCCTAAAACACGTAGGACGTATGCAGAAGAATGATGCCAAAGTATTGGTAGCATTCCGCACACTGCCGGGTGAATCAAATACAGCATTGGTTATTCCAGTTTCGCAGCTCAATGACGAATATCATAACGATATCATGAAACTGGTCGAAACTGACCAAGCACAAGAAGTGTTTGAGTTCGGTGAAATCTTGTTTACTAGATCTTTCACTGACGGTCGCCCAATGTTAAGAGCATTACAAGCAGACGGAATTATGCAGAAGGTTCCAACTGACTCTGTGTTGATGACTCCAACTCCTAATGACACTATCCAGCTTCATCAGTTGAATACATTAATCGCCGAACAACGTAACTGTGCTGTTGACGATCTATGTACTTTTGTTTCTGGTGCTCCAAAACAAAACTCATCTGAAGTTGAAGATATTGTACAGGTAAAAGATCTAGGTAGAGATATTGGTGAACCAAAACCTCTAAACGAATCGAAGCCTGCTCCTCTTAAGGCAGCAGAAAATTCAGTTCTTTCGGATACAGACATTGCTAAATCATATCGCAGTCAAGCTGATGCTATGTATAAAGAAGCAGCAAGACTACGTAAGCAAGCAGATGAATTAGATCCGCCAAAGAAAAAAGCAACTAAATCTACAGAAGAACTAAGTGCCTAATCCGTTATTTAAACCGCCGCGGCATTTAGTAAAAGAGTGGCCTGAAGTCTTTGAAGATCTATACATGAATACTATGCCGGTAGCATATCTAGTAAACATACATCTAGAGTTTGCTAACGGCAGAGTATGGCAGATCGATGTCAAAGAACAGTTGAAAGAACATGATGCAGATGAGATTGCCGCAAGATTATTAGATACCCTGCATGAATTTAAAGAAGATATAACTAAGATGGATTTCAAGATCGATGTAGACAAACTCAAGACAGATATAAAGAGTTCGTCTAAAAAGATTTTTTAATTTATTAGAGTATATCTATCAATATGTTCAAGCAAAGTATTTGCTAGATTTTCCTGATCCAGTGGTAACGTATGATACCCTGGATCTTTAAATTTGATAGGATTTCTTTTGTTGTAGGCTTTTATATTTTTTTGACAAGCATTCCACCATTGTTGTTTTTCAACAGTGGTATTTTTTTCATTTAACCAAGAACATTTATCTTTTATTTTTAAATCATCTAATATAAGAAGATATGGTATTTTTGATTCTTCTAACTTATGTAACATAGCATAGACACACCAGGTGTCTATTTTTAATTTCCAGTTATGGTCATACAAGTTTGCAAAATACAGTTTTACGTTCTTTTTTATTGTTGATAGGTTTGGAACTGTATCTTCGTATTGAGTATACGGATAATCGGGTAACATTGATTGAATGGTATCCGATATCATTTTTGGATCTTTATTCTTTTCAGGATCAAAAGAACTTATCGACTGCTGATGTTTATAAAGTATGTTATCTAATGTGACATCAGATTCGTGCCCGTACAAGGTTGAACCGATAGGATTTATAGGTATTTCTAATCTATCAATCAGGGTGGTGTTTACTATAATAAAATCTGCATTTTTCTCAATGGCATGTTCGAGTTGCACACATATACCTCCATTGCTCATTCCGCCACGGGATAGTATCGTTAAATCATATCCTATCTTGGTTGAGAGTATTTCAGAAAAATGTTGTCCTGGAGTTTCGGGGCTCGGTGTCATGAAGCTGTCACCGCAGATATATAGTTTTTTCATCGTGAAATATTTATATGGTTAAATATTCCAAAGGATAGTTAATGAATCTAGTAACAGTTACATATTTTGCCGATCTTCGAAACATGCTAGTTCAAGCTGAAAGCATCAATAGATTTGCATTAGGAGTAACACACTGGGTAGTTATTTGTAGCACATCTAACAATATGGCTAGATGGCGGCGACTACTAGAGCCATATTATCAAGGATCAAATCGATTAAAATTAATTCGAGCACCATCTGAGTTAATGACTGCGAAATCTGGATATATGAATCAACAGTTACTGAAACTATGGATTGCAGGGTCTATTCAAGATGACTATCTTATCCTAGACTCTAAGAACTTTTTTATACAGCCAACGGATTCCTCAGTGTACGAAAACTATATAGCTACTAACGGATGGGGCTATGATATATCGGATGAGACATTTCCTGGTACAATATATAAAACTTGTGCTATAGAATCTAGTCGCTATTTAGGAAATACAACAACTAGATTTGTCATACCCGGAATCGGTACCCCATATAAAATAAGTTGGAAAAACATGCAGAAACTTATAGAAAAATTTCAAAGTATTGATTTAGCTATGCTATGGGTTAAATCTGTTATTGAGAAGGGCAAAAGATTTCAACCAGGACGTGCAGATGTATTTTCAGAGTTTGTATTTTATGCTCAACTAATGGATGACGATGAAGTTGATATTCTCAAAAACACAGTTCTTGAAAGAATAGATACAAATAGAACTGTATGGGATCAAGGAACATTTATTAACTATCTTGCACACAATAGACTCTCTTCAAAGAAAAAAAGACCGGTGACAGCGTTACTAGAATGTTTTACAAAAAAGCAAGTGCATACCGTTGCATTTCACCGAAGGTGGTTTTATGATCACCCAGAGTATTTGCCAGACATTAACAAATGGCTGTCTGAACAGGGGATAAACACTAAACTAAAAATCGGCAGAAGCTATAATGCACCGTGGGTTTAATTGACTACCCATTTTCCTGTTATGTCACAGCCATACATCAGTGAATCAGGATATTGTGTTTTTACTGTAGATATAAAATCTCGATATTTTTCATCTGCTTCTTCACGTGTAAACATAACCATAGTAAAATCTGTGGCAAATATATTACTGTAATAAAAAAGTGGTCGTGTTGTTGTGACATTTGATAACACCGATGTTAGATCATTGTTGTCAAAGAGATTGCATTTTATAAACTCAGCTTTAGAAGATCTAAATATATTCCATAGTTTCTTAAATTTTTCTTCGCCGCCGAAATCTCTGAATAACAATAACTGGTTTTCTTCAACAGACGAGTTTATATATTTGTATTTCTTTTTAAGTTCTAGAGGTTTATTTTTAATGTAGGAAGGAAAGTCGTTACCATCCCAATTTTCTTTTAAATCTTTAATCCAATCAAGAGACTCTTCACTGTAATCATAAAATACAAATTTAACATCGTCGTTGTAGTTTAATATGTCAAGATATTTAAATCCTGCAGCCGTTCCGACATATGTATCACAATATTTTAATGGAACACTAAATCGATAGTTTTCACTGTTGTAGATCCAAATAGTTGATTTAGGTGAGAGACTATTCTTTATCCATTTCTTTTGATTGGGGTTTGAAACTAGAGATTCATCTCTATTTAAAAATGCATTATATAGATTTTCGCTTTCGTGCTCTGGATAAATGTACAAACGACAATCTCTCATACGCTGTGTAAAATTATCAATCTGCATTCCGTTAGACAAAGCTGCTTTAATAAATCCCCAACCTGGATATCTACGAGTCATCATTGATGATCCGTCTGATCCTTTTATCCAATAAGGAGTATATCTGTCGTGGAAGTTTTCCTCTGATCGAATATAGTTAGGCAGTTCTTCTGTAGCTGTTTCCCATCCTCCAAACTTCGGAGATCCTAACTTCTTCCATGTATGTACGTTAACTACCATCATCTGATTATGTATTTCAATCCACCCTTCTCCTTTTTCACTTTGCCAATCAAGTGTAAAAGCAAGAAGGAAAAAAGAGGGGTTCGATTTGTAATAGTTATTAAGCTCTTCAAAAAAACTATTTTGTCTGATAAAGTTTCCCACTGATTGTACAATAACGATATCATAGTTATCAGAAGAATCCATGGCATCGTCAATGGTATTAAAATATCTAACATCTCCCCGGGTCGTAGATTCTGATAGTCGTTGTGTCATTACAAACGTAATATCGAGAACTTTTTTAAATAACTTAGGGTGTTTATTTCTTACTTCTGCTTGATCCACAACAGCATATAAGATCTTTTTAGATCCTAATACTTCTGGGTGTAAATTTACTTTGGTATAGCTCATAGGTATTGAAAATCCGATGCGTAGTGTCCATGTACTATTATATGATATCTAGCTTCATTGCTTTGATTTATCACAATGTGTTCTCTTGCAACATCTAATACCATTCCTTTTCCTGCTTTAAAAGGAACTATGCCCTTTTCTCTAAAAACAAAATGGCATCCTTCAGGATTATTAATAGCAATGTTTAACGGTCCAAACAATCTTCCTGGCCCATCTGTGTGCGGCATTATATAACCGCCAGGAGCAAGTCTCATGATCCTAACACGATCAAACTTAGTGTATGGTAATGATTTTAAAAAGTTACAGAGATTAGGAAGTTGTTCACATACATCTGTCCAGTGATATCCTGCTTCATCTAAACTAGTAAAACCATATTTGGTATAATGTTCGGTCTTGTGCTTGTCTATTCCATGCAGAGTTAAACTCTGCCATCCTTCATGCCCGTAGCCTTTTTTCTTATCCTGACTTCGATGATTAAAATATAAATCATCAACACCTTGGCATTCTTCTAGAAACAAAGCATGATCAAAATCAAACTGTACAGGATAAAACATGCATTCGTTATCTTCCTTTGCAGACATAACAGATCCATGAACAGGGTTTTTAAAATCCTTGTTCTGATTATAAAAATCAATAAGTTCTTGTGGAAACAACATTATTTTAATTTCTCTTCTATATTTGAACTAAAGCCGGCCTTGAACATATCAGACAAGAATCCTTTTTCTACGTATTCTCGATATTGTTGTTTTGTTACCAACGGTTCAAACATATTGGCTCGAAAAGAATCGTAGTTAAACACAGTTAAGTCTTGTGTCTTTAATGCATGAAATATAATGTTTGCAAAAATCTGAGCATTTATTTTCGAAAGATGGTTGAATCGGATGTCATACCCTGTATTCTTAACCCAATCATTATAAGATTTGAAATTAATAATCTCAGACTCAGACACTTTTCCAAGAAAAAAATCCGGACATAAGAAGTTTGTCGGGCGATCTCCCATTGGTAGTGTTATGTTAAAGTTACTTTGAGAATATGTTTGAACTACTAAAAACTTAGAGTTAGGATATGCTTGAGCTAGAGATTTAATAGTATGTATATAAGAATAATAGTTAATAGCATCTATATGCATATCTCTATTTGTTATATAAAACTCTAGATGTTTTCTGTTTTTAATAAACCAGTTAGCTGCTTCGCCTTCGTACGACTCGATATTATTCCAAAAATAGCAAGATGTCTCAGGATACATCAACTGTATATTAAAATGTAAACGCCCTGCATTAGTCATAACAAATATTACTACATCGCCATCTACTAATTTGTTTGTAGATACGTCTTCTACTAGTTTTCTCATAGAATAGGATAAACTGCTACCAGCAACTGCAGAGTTTGACACTGGCATATTTAAAAAGTGGCCAACTCTTTCCATCCAAGAAACTATTTCCTTGGCGTGTTCGTTGCCTCCATATTGCTGAGATGCAAAACTATCTCCGTAAATCCTAAGGGTGTTCATGTTAATCGTTAAAAATCTTGTTTATATTTACATCTGTAGTACAATGACAAATGCGTTTATTACATATTACAGGATCAGTAGGCCACATAATACCTTCCGGATTGTTGATATTTCCTATCGACCCATTAATCCCACAGTTTGATAATAGTATATCTCCATGATGGTCCACAAATAAACTCTTTAATCCCACTTCGCAAGAATATCCGTAAAAGTTTGTCATACCATCATTGATATATTTCAATGAGTTTGGTGCGTGTTCAACTTCGCCGTCATCTAGATAAAAATCAGACCATATGTCTACTGTTTTTGGCTGAACTTCAAAATGCGATAGAAACTTTTCAGTGTTGCCGTTGTTATGGTTGAACCATTCTAGTTGCTCATTGGAATATAAATGTGCTGATCGATTCTCACCAGTCCAATCTAAAATTCTTACAGGTTCTACTCTTACGTGTTCGATTTTAGATAGTTTTTCAATCATTTCAATACAATGATCCCATCTCGAAGGCAGCATCATGACTCGGACACAAACAGGAGTATGCCAGCCTGCGGCTGAAATCTTTTCAACAAACTGCGGATCAGGAAACTCTGGGTGATAAGAAAAACAAATGTAGTTTAGCATCTTAGCTATTTCATCCCAGTATCTTACTGGTTTAGCTGCATTACTAGTCAATCCAATAGTATGTCCAGCTTCATAAAATGTTTTTACAATCTCAGGAAGAAACGGACTTACACTCGGTTCGCCACCTGCTATAGTACAATGTATAGTTGGATATTTTTTAAACAACTGCTGAAAGAATCTTCTGGCATTATCCCAATCATAGTTATGATTTGCACCATTATGCAAACTCGCAGGACAATAAGAACAAGAGTTAGTACATATATTGTTGATAATCCATGTGAGATGTAATGACGGAGCTGTAGGAGCTTGTACTACTTTTATTATTTTTTTCATAAATTAATTATCTCTGCTTTCTTAATGCTGTTAAAAGCACTCCATACATTTATGTTCCATTCAATCTTTTCTTTTTCAGAAAGTTCAGGAAGATGAATGATCTCGCCTTCTTTTATTTTGTAACTATGCAATCTAGCTACTGGTATAAATCCTAAAGCAAGATCTTCAAGTCTCATTCTAGGATTGATTTTTTCTGAAAAGTTATTTTTTCTCCACCAGTTGTAAAGATCAATACGTGTCGAATAATCAGAATCTGGCCTAAAATTCATATATGATTCAGCTGCAAATCTTGCTTGAGGGCGGATTTGTCCTCGGATAACAACTTCAATATCATCGTCATGACATGCACTTGACCAATGCTTTCCAAGAGTGTTGTATCCAAGATATAACCAACCCCATTTATGTTCCGATGTAAACAAAAAATAATCTTCAGGTTCTAATGGCTCGTGCAAATAATCTTCAGGAACAATATCATTAGGATCGCCCTTAGGCAAAAAATCAAATAAGCAAGTACATATAGATTTCGTTTCTTTATTCCATGTTCTATATACAGCTTCAAAATTATGAATCTGCTCATTTAATCTTAAAAAAGCAGCGTGAGTAATTTTATCATGAATGTCTCCTGGCCAAACAGGATTGTATTCAGGATGCTCGGATGGTTTATCAAAGTAACCTTCGGAAATAAGACGTTCTAATCTATCTCCGTATACTTCAAACTCCTCGTGAAGATCATTTAAAACGTGAGCATTGTTTCGTAAATCTTCTACAGAAACTATTTCTGTTAAATGCCTATCGTAGTGTGCATTGATATACTCAATATTCTGTTTAAACTCTTGAAAGTTTTCTTCAATCTCTACTTCATTTAAAATTTTTCTGTAGTTAAACTTGATTAAGTTATTTCTAGAGTTATTCTCGTCAATCAACCTCGACCATCTGTCAGCTATATCCATGTCAACAATAGCATAGAATAACTCGAGATTGTCTTGAGTTTTAGAGTTTTCTACTGTGACCTTAAGAGTTTTATTCTTTTTCCAGTCGGTCATTCTACCCTTCCTACTAGATCCTTAACTACTGTCATCTCTGGGATTACTTCAAAGGTATTTTCATTTCTAAGTTCATCAATCTTATTAGTGTTCCACATAAACTTCTGGGCTGCATATAAATCAAATGGTTTTTCAAGCTCGCTGAAAATGTGAGTGAATGCATGATCAATAGTTGTATTGTACTTCTTATTATGCTCGCTGATAAACAATTTAAGTTCTGCTATTGTTTCTTTTCTATAGTCATCTGGCAATATATGAACATGATAATGAGTTGGATGTTCTAAAAGATTAATAAAGAAATTTTGATACTTGTGTCTTTCGCAGACCACACCAATATCAATAAGGTGATTGATTATCGCAGGCAGTCTACGAACGTTCCATGCACCGATGGTCATACCTGGCCTTACAGTTATGTTATCTAACGTAGTTAGTAACTTTAAGTTTTCTTCTACTTTAGACCAAACAGTTCCAGATCGTATTAACTCGGCACGTGGTCCGATCTCGTCAATGCTTGGCCAAACTTCAATTTTTCCATTTTCCCATTGACTCCAATAATCTAATGCGCTCTTTCCATTATATGTCAACGTAGAACAGTTTGTATTGTAACTGATCTTAACATCAAACCTTTTATTTTCAACTAGAAGATCTAAAGTCTGCCAATGTTCCGGCATGAGCAATGGTTCGCCGCCTGCAAAATAAATTTTCTGCACATGCTTGACTTGATCCTTTAGAAAATCATAGTTAGTCTTGTCTTCGACGCTTTCAATACTCCATACTTTTTCTTGGTCCGACCATCCTAGCTTTTTGTGATCAGGGACCCAAGCCGAACTGTAGCGTGGTCCGCAGCTTCTGCATTTAAAGTTGCAGAGATTACTGAATCGAAAATCCCAATATTTTAACTGCATAGTCTTACAGGTACCGTCAGGTTCGGTAATTTCTGGAATGATTTTTATAAAATCTTTAAACTCTTTGTTCTGCCAATATCTGCCGCTTTCACCTGTAACTTTTTCTCTATCAAAACAAGTGGCGCAAATCTTTGGTTCTTCTTTATTAAGAAACTGTACTCGCAACTCTTTCATATTATCGCTATTCCAAATTTCTTCAATAGACTGTTTGTTTAAGTCTCCGGCAAAATAGTTATGATGACTTGTAAGACAGCAAGGGACTACTTTACCATTTGGTTCAAAATTTAAATGTAGGAATGGTACAACACAAAGGGTTTCTTTAGACATTTGGTTCTTCTTTTTAATGAGCTTACGTTTATATTTACGATAATACTTTTCTAGTGTAGCATATATTGGAATCATACATTTTCTCTCGTTAACTTAAACTGTTGTTCTAGCCAATCAAAATCATTGATCTTCGCTAGATCAGAGGGAGAATCTTTCCATTTCATCCCAAACTCTTTGCCGGCAAGTGCTCCTGCATATGCATAGAATCCATAAGGAACATTTTCTTCTAATGTACACCAGCGGTCTAATCGAGTCTGTGTCTCAGCTTCAACTTGCCCATCGATAATTTTACTTGCCAGTTTACAGCATTCTCTAAAAGCAGACTTCCAGGTGTTAAACGGATCAGTGTTAAACGATGTAATATTCGACACTCGAGGGATGGCTCTAAATCGCTTACTGATAGATGTAGTCATATCAGCTGAAGATGTATCCATAGCTAATGTTAAATCTCTAGGCAACAGTTTAACTCCTCCATAACCATACGTTAGATTGTTAATGGGATTTTTACTATGCCATACACAGACAATGTCTCGTTCATATCGAGAAACTCGATAATCAAAGTTGAAATCATCAGTTATTACAGCATCACCATCGACTACCCAAAACATGTGTGTATCTACTAGTTTAGCTGCTTCTATATGTGCCTGATGTATTCCTTTAACACCGTGAACTCGTTTTGCATTTTTAAATCTCGAAGATAGATTTTTAAAATTTTCATCTGCATTTGGTTCATTGTAACTAATGAAAACTATGTCATATGGTTTATGAACTGATACTACTATCTCATGCTCTTTCTGCTCTAGCAAAAATCTAAAATCTATTTCTTTAGCAGTCCTTGGTGAATGTTTTGACATCAGCATGATACCATTGTATGTTTTTTCACTTTTAAATCTGTGTTGAAATGCATGATTTATATTTCTATCAAAGTCATAAGCACCGTTATTAGGATCAAAATATAAATCAAATATTGTTTCGTCGGTGACTTTTATTTCTGGCCATATGACCCAAAACATTTCTTGGGGTGATGTTTCTAGTAGCTGTTGATATTCTGCGTATGTATCTATAAAATATCTAGGATATCTGCTTATAGTTACAACAGTATCGTGTTCTTTTTTGTCTACAGGAAATCTGTTTTCGATTTCTCTCTTAGACAGTGGATTATTCCTCGGACTTAACATTGTTCCATTAACATATTCCTCAGATGGTCCGCATCTGTTTTTAAAAATATGTGTGGTATTTCTGTCAAAGTCATATGTGCCGTCTAACGGATCAAAAAATATTTTAAAAACTGAATCATCTAATATCTCCGTGCCTTCCCATACAGTCCACAACATTTCCGTTGTTGAAGAGTTGACAGCTTTTAAATAATCGTCATACGAAGATATTGTGAATCTATCATATACTCTAGGTTTAGATAACTCAATGTCTATTTCTTTTTTTTCTAAGAAAAATCTATTATCAAACTCTTTATTAGATACAGATGATTTTTTTGGAAATAGGCAAATACCCGAACGTCTAAAATTATAAAAACCATTTTTAAATACGTGTATGTATTTTCGATCCCATACTGGGACTTCGAAAGTTTTTAAATCAATAATATCATTTAATACGACATCATCCCACATGACCCAAAACATCGATGTTAGAGATCGGCGTGATATCTCATTAAATGAGATATTCTCAAATCGCTGAGCAAGCGGATATTTAGATTTTAGCTTTTGCCATTCGTCGGTTTCTTTTCCGACATAAAATATATCATACATTTATCGGCACCGAAAAATATGTAAGACCGAGATTAACAGCTTCTTCATAGAGATCAAGAGTGTACTTGCTTTGTTGGGCATTAAAGTTTGGCCAATCGAATCCAAGTTTTACTTTTAGGTTTCTTCCAAGATCTTCTATTTCATATCCTAGATGATCGTGGTTAACATGTTGTTCATATATATTTCTTAATATTTCAAAATCTCTAACTTGTACATAATCCCAATCGGTGCAGTTAGTCATCCATGTGCCTAGTCGGGCACCGTGTATTGCATAAAGACCATTTTCTTCGTGTGCTCCAACTGTTGACCACATACGCAATCTATGAATATTGTGCCACCAAATGCGTTCTTTGATTTCCTGAGGTGGAACTTTAACTCCGTCAAGCAATGTCATTTTAACACCTTCACGGAATCCTGCTCTCCAGGCTTGGAATGGACTACCTGTAATAATACTATCGCTGTATACTCTTGGAAAATTACGATATCCATCTTCCCAACAAAAATCAACCTGTCCTCTTTCGCTATCACTGGCTTCATGTGTTTTCATGTTTAAAACAAAATCACGTTTCCAAACTTTTGGGCCGCCATTACCGTAACATAAGCCGTTAATAACATTCTTTCCGCACCATCCATAGACTTGAATCTTTGGATCGGACATATCGAGATCAAGATTAAAAAACTTTGGATCAACGATGTTATCTGCGTCAATGGTTACGAACCATTCAGTTTCTGAAGCTTCGGCGGCAGCTTTGTGTGCAGCATCTGACCCTTTAACTCCATGTATACGTTTTGCCCAAGGCACTTTATTACACAGATCTGCATAGTGTAAATCAGCATTAGGTTCATCATAGCTGAGAAAAATAATATCAAACTCTATTACTTTCATTTGATTTCCATTACATAGTTTTTAAATAATCTTCTTGTATAAACACTAAACTTCGCAGGAACATCAACATCTTCATAAATCATCGGAGATTCGCTTAGATCGGAAATTTTAAAAGACAGCATTTTATAAAGAACATTAGGATCATTATAGTCTGTTATAAGAAAACTCATTTCTAAAGAACCTTCCCATATTACTTTACGTTTCTTTGCAGGTTGATATTTCTTAGGAAGTTTTTTTGAACCTCCAAGTTCCTCTGTTAACTCGAAAGTTAAAGTTTTTTTCTTTTTATTATATGTTACAAATAAATCTGGTTTTTCGATATCCGACCATTTCTTGTCAACTATTCTGTGTAATACATCATCTATCTTATAGACATTCTTAAGCTCGGCAACTTCAAAAGTACCAGTGGTAAGATCTACAAAACAATTTTGTATTCTTACTTTGCCTTCGATGACTCTTTCAGCGATCTCATTGTCTATAACAATCTTGTTAGTCTCGTGTTCAAAAGCCGATTCGGGTCCGATACTTACAATTTCTCCAGTATCGGAATTAAACAACGCTACGTAAATCAACGGAACATAAGGAATTTCTAAAGGTTCAAGTTCGATTACTTCTTCCATAAAATCTCCTCTAATACGTTAATAAACTCATCTGTCATTTTATCTTTTTCTACATAATGAACAATATTGTGTTGTTGGTAGTTTCCTATTTTTAGCTTGCCAGATTTGTTAAGATAAAATCCAACATGATCTGATACTGTTTCTGCTTCCCATGGCCAGTTCTGTATCAACGGTTTTAGATGAGTGACTCTCGGAAACTCTAACTTATAAGAAATATCGTCGGCAATATCTAATAGTTTAGCCGAAAGTGCGAATGCTTCATCTGTTCCTAACACTCTAGGTTTATAAGCAGAAAGATGCAGATTAGAAAACTCCACAGGATTGCTTATTATAGCACGACCTAAGGTAAAAAATTCATTGGCTATCTCCGAATCTTTCTTGAAAAATGTCCAGAAAGAATAGAGATTAGGTAGATCATTTTTAATAAACGCTTTTCTGTAGTGCTCATCTTTTACAATCTCATCTCGATATGTATAAGATCTATTGGCTATGTATAACTCTGAGTTTGCAATAAAGTAATCAATCCAATGACTGTAATCTCTGGTGAACAACATGTCAGCATCTAAGCATACTGTCTGATCAAAAGGAGTTAGTTTATCCATCCAACTGCGACCATCCCAGTGCGGAGGCAACTCCTTCTCGATTATATGATCAAACACCCATAAAGATTTGAATCTCTCTAGCTGGCTTTTATCATCAATAACTATCGCAACTCTATCATATCCTTCTTTTTGAGTATTTTTAATACTGATAGCAAGGGCATATGCCATTGCAGGATAATCGATCGTTGATACATTGTTTGTAGATACTACTATAAGATAACCAAAATTCATATTAGCCCCATTAATGCATCGGCATTTCTTGTAATACTTGATTTGTTCATAACATGAATATCCATACCTTTAGTCGAGGCAAGACAGTAGTTGTCATTTAGTGTCGGTGATACTAAAAACTTTAAAAGACCAGATTCATTTACTTCAAGTAGTATGTCTCTGTCAAGTGCAGTTAACACAGGCGGCAAAGACACAGTGGCATTTGTTTCAAATCCGTCTAATATATGTTTTGCTACACTAAATGAAATGTCATTTCGATATTGTCTAGTGGTAAATCTAAATAAATCGCCATAATAATCGTACCTATTCCTAACAAAATCTACCATGTCAAAAATAGATTTTGAATAATCATTCTTGGTAAACATTATAGTTGTGGCCCAAAATAAGTGTACTCCGGTATCAGAAATATACCTATCATGGACTCCTAGTCTATCAATATCTACTATATCATTGATAGCTTTTGATATTAAAAAATCTTCTTCTACATCCCAGTATTGTGCTAGTCTGTCTGAAAATATTAAAAAGTCACTGTCTATTAATAATGTTCTATCATACGGAGTAATATCCCAAGCAGAGCATCTATTGGCATTTACAAAAGGCACAACTTTATTTTCAACACCGTCATAGAGTTTACGAGTATTATCAGTTTGAGGGCGATCAACTAGAATGATATTTTCAAAAACAGATTTTGCTTTGTCGTAAATGCCAGAAGCTTTCATCCATTCTGCTGTGGACTCGTCAGTTACTAGTGAAGCAGGAACCTTGAGATGCTTTGACGCAAGGCCTCCGGCTATTATAGCATGTAGAGCATAATCAACTTCTGGATTGTTATGCGCAAATATTAAAATGCCTTTTTTCATAGATCGAGAAGTTTCTCAACAGTTCTACTTTTTTTAATTTTTTCATATTCGTCAAAATACTCTATTGTAGATACAAAATATCTATCTAAAATCTCATCTCTAAAGGATTCAAGATCTGGGATAACTATCGGATTATCATTTATATCTAGTAAAGGAACATCTTTCGAACGACCAAGGTCAACTAGCATTTGAACAAATGAGATTAAAGATCTATCGATCTTAAAAATGCCGCCATTAACTCCGTAGGTTAACTTAGCATCAATTTTTTCTTTTAGGGTTTTTCTTTGAATAGAAAAGGTCTGACGATAGTTAGAAAAGTCGAGAGCTTTTTTGAGTTGATCTTCCATTGTTTCTCCTAGTTAACATAGCAGTTTATTTATTTGCTATACTAGGAGGAGAAGATATTTTAGGCAGGAGCTATTTGAGTGATAGTCACTGTTGGCGATTCAACTCTAAAATTACCTGCACCAGCAGGCAATAGAGTTCCATATGCTTCATAGGTTGTTATATTCAAACTAAAGGTTCCGTCAACTGCATCAAAAGGAGGCCATGCTGGGCTGTTTCCTTCAGGATCATTATAATCGTCAGTCCATCTAATTCTAAACTCTATAGAGTTAGCATCACCATTGCTATTATCAAACGTGTTTGGAGTTCTAGCATCAATAGCATAAATGTTACTTGAATATGGTGAAGAACCGCTTTGAGCATACCAAGTTCCAAAACTGCTTGACAATCGATAAAAGTTTTGTCCGTCATTTGGTTCAGTACCAGTCTGTGGTTTATTTCCGCCAAATGCCTGCGTACCAGCTGTATTTAAAATTGTTGTCCAAGCTAAGATCTGCGAAGTGCTGGTTCCACCAGTTCGAGTTGAAGTAAATTGAATCTCGCTTCCGCTGTTGAAAAAGTGTCTTGCTGCTTGAGCATTAGACCAACTTACTGTTGCAATACATTGTATTTTTGTACTCCAAGAACTTCCAAAAACTCCTGGCCACGAGGTTGATGCTGTACCTTTATTAGTGGTAATAGATTGACTCGGCGGCGGTTTATTAAATTTATTAGATACAATGCTATCAGCGATCGAGTCAAACTGTGAAACTGGTGCTGTAGTTGGGTCGTATCTTACTGTACCGCCTTCGGCGACTTGTACTAAAGATGGAATACTTCCGTTTTGATGATTGTATGCATTAATCATATCATAACGAAGATTGGCCCATTCATTGATGGTTACTTTGCTAGATTCGGTAACTGCTGAACTCAATACAGTTTGTCCATACCCATTATTTCCGCCAGGAGAGAGACCTAATACCGGAACAACTTTATCCCGAATATTATTATAATCTGCTTTATAGATGATGTCATTAACGGCCATGTTTTAAACTCTATTATCGATAGAATATTTACGCAAAAAAGAAATCGTCATGTGTAATACCGAACAATAACAACTCCCGAGTTGCCGTCGCCGCCACGAGAGTTTCCGCTTACGCTTCCGCCACCACCGCCACCACCGTAGAATATAGCATTACCGCCTGTTGATGAGCCACCACCACCGCGACCTCCTGGTACCGCTGTGGACGATATTGCAGTTCCGCCTGCACCTCCGCCTCCATAGTATACTGAAGATCCAGTAATGCCACTTGCAGTACCATCACCGCCTGCTCCCGCCGATGTAGATGAAGCATAAGATCCTGGTCTTCCTGCTTGGCCGGTTGGTCCACCGCCGCCACCGCCGCCACCGTTAGTCCAATTATAGTTAACAACGGCTCCTTGATCAGATGCAATAATACATCCAAAAGATCCCGGACCTCCGGTATTAACTCCGCTTAATCGAACTGTGTGATTTCCAGCAGCGATTGATTTAGAAGCATTATAGTTTCCGCCAAATCCGCTAACATCTAAAGCATTAACTCCATCTATGTAAACTTTTCCATAGTTATCACAAGATGCTTGTATGTAATAGGTAGTTGAAGTTGGGAAATAAACATCATAAGATATGTCAAAACTTCCAGCATTAACATTATTCAAAGTCCAAACACCAAATGTGTTCAAGAATGCGTTATACGCTGGATTTGCATATTTTGTTACTCGAGCGGGATCACTATACAATGAGTTGAATATGTTGGCATAACCTGCACCATTTCCGCTACGGCCTCCGGTTTGATTATTTCCGTAATATTGAGCAGTTGGGAATCCAAAGCCAATCTGCCCAATATCACCACCATTGCCGCCGCCTCCGCCGGCTGAATCGCCGTTATTTCTTGCGGCTGATACTTCGCGACATCCGTTTCCGCCTTGGCCGCCAACTGCTTTATACGAGAAGCCTGGACCGGAAATAGTAGAATCGGCACCGTTAGTACCTGCGCCGCCATTACTGCCACCCGACCCTCCACTGCCGCTGGTTATTCTTATATTAGCACCGGCAGTTACTGATATTCCGTTGATAGTGCGTACTTCTCCGCCTCCACCACCACCACCTGCACCATGCAGTGGATTTCCGTCAGCGCCGCCGCCACCAGCGCCACCAGCGACAAGTAAGACATCGATATATCTAACATTGGCTGGAACTGCCCAGTTAGTATCCGAGGTGAATGTTGCCACTGCGTTAACAGGAGCTAAGAAAGAAGTGTCTGATATAATTACCGGTGTAGATTGTGCGAATAATGTTCCGTAAGAATCCGGAGAATATTTTCTTATTTGTAATACAATCGATTCTGTTCCTTCAGATCCATAATCATTTTTCAATGTACGAACAACAGTTCCTGTGTTATTGTTGATGACAAAAGATCCGCTGTTTGCATCATCAGTAAAATCAGCACCGTTAGTTGTACCGGCATTGGTCCAGAACAATGTAGTTCCGTTAGATATACCAGATGTTATAATATTATATGTTACTGTACCACCTTCGTTTACAGTAGATGCATTTGGGGTTACCTGGCATGTAGGCACCGATGTGTCAGTAACTGATACTGTTGCTGCCGTAGCAACAATAGGACCAACATTTGATGATGTTCTTAAATTCATCACAATCGATTCTACACCTTCTAAGGATAGATCGTTGGTTAATGTTCTAGTAAATGTTCCGAGGCCGCTATTGATCGTTACAGATCCTTGATTTTGACCGTCAGTAAAATCGCTGGCATCAGTGTTACCACTATTAGTCCAATATAAAACGGTGCCATTATCAACATAAGATGTTGATACTGTAAAAGTTATTGTACCGCCTTCATTGACCGATATATTATTTGGCATAACTTGATATATTGGCGTTGGAGGCGGTGGAACGTATATAACTCCGGTAATCGCTATAGAAGATATAGAATATGTAGGAGGAGTAATAGTAAAACTGCCGCCTTGTAATAATGTTCCTGTTGCTCTAAGCTCTTCAACAGAAACAGTTAATGTTCCGTCAACTTGATCGGGTGGAGGTGGATATCCTGGATCGGTATATCCGTCATACAATGTAACTCTAAATGTCAATACTGTTGCTGTTCCACTTGAGTTATTAGCAACGTTTGATTTTACTTCTAACTGATAGTTATTTGCAGAGTACGGTGTTGACGATGCCGAAGTATAATAGTTCTGATAACTGTTTGTTAATGTATAAAAATTAAGGAACAGAGAAGTGTTTGCACCAAACTCTTGTGCTCCGGCAGTGGCCAATAAGTTAGTCCATGCACCATTCTGCTGAGTTGCAGATCCGCCTGTTCTGGTTGTTGATATTCTAATTTTTCCGCCAGTATTAAAAAAATACCTAGCTGCATTCGCTGAACCAAAAGTTACTGTTACTTCACATTGTGCAGATTGAGACCAAGCATCTGTCAAGGACTGCGATGCTCTTGAAGAAATTACAGACATGCCTTGACCAATAACAAATCTGTTTGCTATTATCTGATCAGCTACTGAGTTATAGTTTGTATTAGGGTTAGCAGCTCCAAATCTAACAGCATCGCCTGCTGAAACTTGTATTAAGTTTACCGGAGGCGTTCCGTCCTGATGAAGTTTTGCATTGTATAGGTCAATCCTTAGATTTTCCCATTGTTGTCTTGTGATTGTGTTACCTGAAGAAACTGCGCTGCTGGCGATTGATTGTCCGTATCCAAACGATCCGGAACCAGTTCCTATTACACTTACAACTTTATTGCGTATGGTATTATAATCAACCGCCGCAACTTGTGAACCTGTTGGCATATTATAAAATCACCGCTTCAATAAGTTTTAGACCTGTGTCATCGCTTGACTCTAGTGCGATTGCAAACGTGTATAAATCAACGTGTCTTGCTACTGCGCATCCGTTGTCAGAGGCCACTAAATGATCTCCTTTCTTGACTGCTCCTGATACTTTAACTGGAACTCGTCCTTTTAGTGCAATGTAAGTTCCACCTTCTAGATCTTTATTCATCATAAATGCTGGATTAGCACTTACTACACCTACAGCTCTCACACCATTGTGACTTGCTGTTACTTCTTTTTCTCCACCAATCATTACCACAGTTCCAACTTCATAATCTTGATCTGCTAGGTATTTTTCAGCTAGGTCAGCATAACGAGCTGCGGTTGCTGTACCTTGGAATAGTGTAGCATATAAGTCACCGCTGGGATCTCTTGCTGCAATACTATTTGCTGTTGCTGTAGTTTTTGCTGTTCTATAAGTGGCATCTGTATCAGTAGCACTGTCATCTATTTTAATTCTGTCTGCTTTATCAGTAATACCAATAAATTTTGTTGCTGCAATATTACCTGTAGCATCACGAACTGGAATCGAGATCTTGTTTACTGCGCTAGGAACCGCCACTGATGGAGCAATCCCAGTCAACTTGCTGGCATTATCTGCATTACCTGTTAGGTCTCCCTGTACACTACCAAATAAGTTTCCTCTTAAACTTGCGCCATCGTATCCGATTTGTCCAGTAGTGGCATTAATTAAAACCGTAGTATCAATCGCTAGTATATTTCCTGTGTGTACTCCATTGGTATCTCCTGTAAGATTGCCACTAAATGTACCGTAAAAGTTCGATGAATAGACATTTTTCCATCTAGCCGTTGTAGTTCCTAAACTGTATTCGTCATCCTCGCCTGGTGTAATCGTTGTAAAATCAAATGTAGCAATTTTATTTTTTACACCGCCGGATGTAATTCTTATTGTGATTGGTCCGCCTAACTGGCTAGCTAACACTAACCCGTCTGTGAGTTCTTTAGCAATCAATAAATCGTTATTTGCGCCAACTGTGATACCGTCATCTGTAAAAGAAATCTTGCTGGTAAACTTAAGATCGTCTTTCTTTAAGAAACTAGAGGATGAAAATCCATTTAGTGTCAGTGCATTAGATGCTGTTCCCCAAAAATAGTGATCATCACCAGTCACTCCAGTGCTTGGAGTTTTAACTAAGGTGATACCTTTCTTAATGAGGTTGAAATCTTGTATAGGGTTAGTTGTAGGATTAAGAGTGAACTCGTCTTGACTAACTATTGCTACCACTACACCAGCAGAAACCATCTTAATAATGGTATGATTGTTATTCAATGTATCTTTAACAACTTGTGCAGATACAGAACTAGCACCTAAATCTGGGCTAGCAGCTGGTCCAACTAGTACATAATCAGTACCGGACCATGTATATAACTGTTTTGCAACACTATCCCACCAAAACTCGCCTGTGGCTAATCCAGATGGTGCTGTAGAACTAACCTCAGCGCCATTTGCTACTTTAAATTTTGATCCTGTATAGAACTTTAGTTTGCTGTTAGCACTATCGTACCAAATCTGACCCATAACAGCTTTCGGAGGAGCAGTGGTATTTGCAAAACTTTCTAATAAATGTAGGTAGTTTTCATTCTGAACTTCACCGTATCCAGCGTAGTTTTTACCTACAAATCGTAGATCTGTAGTTGTGTCAATAGTACCGTCTTCTACAGCTACTAAAAACGTTCCATTAAATTTGTTTACTTGATATGCCATTTCTGCTCCACCTTAATCTTTGTATTTATAGTATTTCTAACTTGTGCTTGTTACAGCTTCATGATGTAAAATAATGCTACGTAAGGAGGAACAGTATCTACTGTTATTCCTGCAACAGTTGCAGATCCGCTTAACGTGTGAGAGTGTACACCGTCTGCTCTAATAACGTGAGAGTGAGACTGATTTCCACCTGCAGATTCAGTTACACTCGGAAAACCATAGGATCCATTGTCTTGGTCGCCGTCTGATGCATTACCGTTAGTATAAAAACTAGGGTAAATGTATGTTCCGTTTCGATCTCTAACAGGACCTGTACTTCCGCCTAGGCCGTAATCACCGATAATAGCATATGTATCTGTGAACAGATGTGTATGAGCTGGCATTTCTGCCGGAGTAATAGTATGCCCATCGGTGACACCGTTGTGTACGTGGCTACCTGCGTTGGCTGTAGTTCCGCTAAATGTCACAGATTGACTACCTGCTGACCCTGTAGTTGATCCGCCAGTGGCTCCTAGGCCATAAGTTGATCCAGCACCTACCACAAACTTGTTTCTTAAATCAGGGGTTCCGTTGGCACCGTCACATACTGCCCATCCGTTGGGTACTGCATTTGATGGGCCGTACCATTGCATGACCATCCCACGTATAAATGATGTTCCCCATACTGGGTCGCCTGAAGCATTTGATTGTAGAACCTGTCCATCTGCGCCTGGGGCTAACATCGCTGTCGCTCCGGCTGCTGATTGATAAACTAGTGAACCTCTAGTTCCGCCAGCAATATGTGTTGTTGTGACTGCTGTAGTTGCACTGTCTGCATTACCATGAAATGTTGCTCCATACACATCTGTTGCACGAACATTATTTGCATAAACATTATTCCATTTAGCAGTAGGATGTCCTAGGTTAGTGACATTTTCTGTATCTGGAATCAGTGCAGGAGCCTGTAAGCCTCCCTGCGACAGTGATATAGATGAAGGAATGAAGTTTAAATCAGTTGAACCACCAGGTTGTAAAGGATCCACAATTTCAAAATTTAGTGGAGTATTAGGCAGTTGAACTTTTACTGTAGGATTTCCGTTATCTATAAACAGTTTAAGTTGTTCCGAGTTACCAATTTTAACACCAACATCTACTACTGTGAGCCCTTGCAATATTCCTACTGATTCCAAACTTGAATATCTAACATTGTCATTTAAATGTGTACCTGTTAAGGTTCCGGCATCGGCTGTAATACTAATATCTTCAGTACCGTTGAAGAATACTCCATTGATTGTTCGACCATTTGCCAACTTAGTAGCTGAAAATGCATTACCTGTTAATGTGGCGCCGACAAACTTCGTGGCTCTAATTTCAGCGAAACTGCTAAATCCGTCTATCGCTGTTACATTTCCTGTAACATTACCAACTAAATCTGCTGTGATAGTTCCAGCAGCAAAATCTCCAGATGCGTTTCTTAAAACTATTTTGCCTACAACATTTCCAGAGGCAGCATCTACTCCCCATGTTGCTGATTCAGTTCCATCAAAGTTATCACCTATAAGAAACTGACCTCGAATTAATGGTCTAGTGGTGCTGGCTCTGATAATGATATCATCTTGGCCGTCAAACCCTATACCGTTTATAGTTCTCTTGTTCTCTAATCTAACTGCCCTATCAGCGACTCCTTCGAGATCGCCGTGTATTTTTGTTAATCCAGACATTGTTATGCCTGACAATAATCTATCAAACCCTGGTATAGGATTTGCGAAACCAATTCTAAAAGGTGCTGAAGATATTATTCCAATAACAGAACCATTTACTTCAAGCAATATCACCGCATGATTAACTCCTTCGGTATCTGCTAATAATGCAGAACGTGTTTTAGTGGAAGCGAACCCTTCAACTTTTTCTGGTCCAATTAATACCCAAATATTACCGTCCCAAACATATAGTATTCCCGGAGGATTCTTATACCATAATGCCCCCGGAGGTGGATTTTCTGGCGGAGCTGCTGTTAAAGTTGGATTCCCTACTACTACCCATTGTGTACCGTCGTATACATTTAAAAGATTAAGAGTAGTATTATACCATGTTTGACCGGATATAGGTCTTGCTGGAGGAAAATCGTTAGCAAAGTTTTCTAACAAGAATAAAAAATTCTCATTCTGTGTTTCACCGTAGCCTACGTAGTTTCGACCTACTAGTCCTAAGGTAGTGGTAGTATCAATAGTTCCGTCATCTAGAACTACTAACTCAACTCCACTGTATCTATTAATTGTATAAGGCATTTAAACCGCTCCTGATCTCATTATGGTGGCAATATTGTGTCGGACACATGGTTCCAAGCACCGGCGTTAATCTGGAATATCTTAACAAGTCTAGTTGTTGTTATGGATTCTGCAGGCACTGTTGCTTGGCTGATTGATACGTTAGTAACTGCCGATGCTGTTCCACTTGGAGTATTAAATGTCGAAACACTTTGATTTATCAAAGGATTAATATCTACCACAGTAGTCGAGTTGTTGATAATCGAACACAATATTCTAGCTTCTGTTAGTTCTCTGTACTCATCAGGTGGAGCAATAAGATTTAAAATATTCAATATAATATAGCTATTTGGTTTACCGTCTGATAAATCCATGCTTAATACAATATTTCTACTTTCAGTAGTTTTATCTACGTATTCTTTTGTGGCCGCATCTTGTGCAGTTGTCGGATCTGCTAGTCCTGTTATCTTTGGCGATCCTAGAAGAACTATATTACCCGTACCATTTGGTTCTATCTCAAGATCTTGGTTAGTCTGTAGTGTAGAAATTTTAGTATTTTCTATTCGAATATAAGGTGGATCTGTTGATAGTCCAGGTCCAATGTTAACAACTGTTTGTTTACCAAAGCTGGTTACACCTGGAATAGATGTAACTGCTGTAGTTAACGCAAATGTTTCGCTACCAGATACTATACTAGTTTGTTCAATAAGAGGGATGCCGTCAATGGCATAATATTTTCCCTGTTTTAAGTTAATGCTTTCACTACTGTTCCATGCAGATGATTTTAATTTTGGCCATGTATCGTTATACCCGCCAGCAATGGCATCTGCCGAATTACTTGTGGCTGCTTGATTTGTCTGAGACCATAAAAATATTTTAGCAGTAGCACCTTGTAAAATAATACCGCCAGTTGATGCATTTGCTTCAGTCGGCGTTACTCCAGTTTGTTTTGCTAGAACAATGTTTTTATCTTCGACTGTAACTGTTTCGGTATTGAATGTAGTAGTTGTACCCTGTACAGTTAAGTTGCCGCCGATGGTCAAACTTCCCCCAACGTTCACTGAGCTGGTGTTAACTCCGTTTACCAGGAAATCGTTTCCTACATATAAGTTAACTGTTCTTGTTGCTGCAAATATCTCTAAAGCATTTTCTTGAGAAATACCACGTCGAACGTTTAAGATTAAATCCTTGTCACTGGCTGCGTTTGAAAGATAGACATTACCGTTGTTCACTGTTAAGTTGGCTTGTCCAGCGCCGCCTGCAACGAGTCCAAGATCTGTGGTAATTCTAATCTGTCCGTTGATAGCATTAGATGTGTCTTTTCTTACATATGTTGTTGATGCGATTCCGCCAAGCTGATCAGAATTAGTAGAAGTTACATTAAACTTAATATTACTCAAAGTTCCTGCATTGAATCCTGGAGAAATATTTCCAGTAAATCCTGTAATGGCGTTTTTTGGAGTAAATGTTGCATTAGAGGAAAATATCCCTAGCAACAAACCATTATTATAAAATAAAGTAATAACACGAGTTTGATTAAGAGTATCTAAAATGCTGTTAACTTTTAATCCGCTGAGACCTTGGCTTTGAGAATATGTCGGTCCCAACAATAATGTTGAGGTACCGTCATAGAAATATAACTGTTTATCAATATTATTAAACCATAAATCGCCGACACCTAGTGTAGACGGTTGTGCATTTGATATTGTTGCAGAGCTAACTGGAAGGAACTGTGTTCCGCTGTAAACTTTAAGTTTTAGTTCTGACGCATCGAACCAAATCTGTCCTCGTATAGGATGAAGTGGTTTAGATGTTCCAGCAAAGTTTTCTAACAGCTTGATCAAGTTTTCATTAAAAACTTCGCCGAATCCACTGTAATTTTTTCCTATAAGAGTCAAGTCCGTAGATAGCTGATCCAGCTGGCCGTCTGCCACTGTAGCTACTATCGATCCGTCTGTCTTATTAATTTGATATGCCATGTTATTACCTTAAATGTTCTCGTTAAAATGCCGGTGGTCCTGATCTAATAATATAGTTTATAGTTAGATAAGGATTCATTAGTGGAATAGGATCTCCTAACGTGAAACTTGGATCTGGTTTTTTCACTGGACCGGATGTGTTTAAGTACTGAGCCGATCCCGGTGATGTTGGTCCTAAACCTGTTGCTGCCGGTGGATTAATAGCTGTATCAACTCTTACAGCAGAATATTGTATTCCGTTATATGTTAAGCTATGCTCGTGGTCTGGAATATTTGACAAACTTAAACCAACTGAGCTTTGGCCGGCATCACCACCTAAAATCGTTGCTTTAACGTCTGGTACTCGTCCTGAGCTGCCGCCACCTGCATCAATGTAAGATCCGTTTAGTGTCGGTACTGTGCTGCCATTATCCATATTATCTTTACCTAGTGTAAACCTTCCACGTAAATCAGGAACACGGAATGTATTAACACCAGCATATGTAATCGTTGATGCAGCGCCTGTACCATCAGCAGCAGTTGCATTTCTAGAAGCTATAAAAGAGACACCGACTGCGTTTGTTGTTGCTCCAAAACTTATAAAGTTTGTGGTGCCGACAGCTTCAATCGTATATGTTTGATCTTTAATCAACTGTGTAGCTAAACGAATAGTTTTACTGAAAGATGTACCGATAATGTCATAGAGGGCTTGATACTTTGCAATTTCTTGTTCACTTCCGTCGCAGAATAGATAACCATACGGTACTGATTTACCACCATACGGTAATATTGTTCCTATTGGAACCCCTAAGTCTCCAATAAAATTATCTCTGCTTTGTTTTAATAGACCCGATGCTACACCAGTTGCTGCGCTAGCTCTATAAGTTAGCACATAGTCTGTTCCCAATGATTTCGAAACTTCATCTTTTGAACTGATGATGTTTGCAGTAAGTGTTGTATTGAATATTTTTGTAAAACTTCCTTTCTGTCCGTCGAACTCGATCGGCGGGGAAGACACGTCACCGGTTAGTGCAAAAGAAGTTACGTTTTTTAAATTTGTAGCTGTGTTGGCATTACCGTTAATATTTCCAGACAACACACCTTGGATGGTATCTGCTACGATTGTTTTTGCTCGTACAGTTCTCCATCGCTTTGTTGCTGAACCTAGGTCAGAAGCATCAGTAACACCTGGTTGAAGTGTTGACGTTTGAGTCACTCCAGTAACCACAAGATCTGTGCCAACTAAAAGGTTTTTAGATATAGCTACGCCGCCAGCTGTTCGAATACTACCATTATTAAAGTTAGTTGAAGGAGTAGTATCTGTTACAATGATACCGCCTGTTGAAGCAATATTTCCTACGACATCTAAAGATTCTTCAGGAACTGCTTTGTTAATACCAACCTTGTTATCAAGGATTCTTAAGATCGTATTAGGAATTCCATCTCTGTTTACCTGTAGATCTAGAGAACTTCCAGAAGCCGCATTGTATATGGTAGCTGCTGTTGTTGAGTTTGAAATAATTAATGTTCCATCAACTCCAAGAGTAATACCGTTATTACTACGAATATTAATTCCCTGTTCGGTTGTGTTAACTTGATCTTTTCTTAAAAAATAAGAAGCTGCTACGCCGTCTGGTTCACCAGTCTGAGAGTTGATCCCGGTATAGAGCTTATCAGCAAAGGTAGAGATTCCTGCAAGTTTAGGAAGAACATTACCAACGAAGTTTGCCTGTTCTGTTGCATTTGCAGGATTATTGATGTTTATCCCTGATTGTATTCCGATGAAACCAGTAATCTTGGATTTTGGAGTAAATGTATCTTTGCTTATGATGGCAACAGGAATATCTGCCACATAAAATATAACTATTGATCTGTTAACGTTATCTGTATCAACGATTCTTTCAACTGCTGGACCGTATCTCAGACCATCAACTGAGCTTTCTGTAGGTCCAACTAGAATCCATCGAGTACCTGTAAAAATACGCAACTGCTGATTAGTAGTGTCAACCCAAAGTTCGCCAACCTTGGCTGTTTCAACTGAAGGTTCAGAGTTGCTTTTTTGAATATTACTAGCTGCCTTCCAGTTAGTTCCATCCCATAACTGCATATAGCCATTACCACTATCATACCAAAGTTGACCTTCAATCGGAGCTTCTGGTTCAGTGGTGCTGGCGAAGTTTTCTAAAAGATGAAGAAAATTCTCTGCAATAATTTGACCGTAACCGGTTACATTTCTACCCGGAAATCTTAAACTAGTGTCTTCGCTAGAAGTATTGTCAAATACTGTTATTGGACTTTTGTTATTACTGTCGGTAAAATTTACAATATATGGCATGATTAAACCTCAGTAAAACTAGTTAAGCTCTGTACACGGATTGTATAATCAATCTGTAAAAGTCTATTCAAACTTTTTTGTACTGGGTGGAAAATAACATGAGTCAACAGTTTTCCTTCTCCATTAGGGTTGTAAGATTTAAGACCAAGTTCATCAAATACAAAGTTTCCACTTAAATCAACAGAGTTATCAAATGCTTCTTGTTCTGTAGGCTCACCATAATCTAAAAGACAAGATACTAGTATATCACTGTATGTTGCTCCGCTGACATGGCGGATTTCCATTTTATTTCTAACAGGATCGGTGTTTGCTATGCTATTTTGATCTACAACTTTAGCATATGTTTGATTATATAAGCTAGAGTTAACACCTACGGTATTTGTTGTCAAGTATGTAATCAATCCTGTAGGATCTACAGTTGTACCGCCTGTGCCAAATGCCATTTGATAGATAGTACCTTGTCCTTGATTACTCAACGCATTAACCATTGCCACTGACATATTTTCGTAGTGGATCGCATTTCGCTTGTCGATAAAAACTTCGCCGGATTGCGGGTCAAATATCTTTATATGCCCTTCAAAATGGAAGCCGCCTGTCTCATTTGGACGAGTTTCTTGTTGATTTTGATCTTTATTTTCTGCCATATTAGTCTCTTGTGATTCCATAAGTGTATTTATTCGGGTAGTTTCGTAGTCCTTTGAGCTATGAAAATAGCCTGAGGAGTTGTATTTTCAAGCAGAGTTACCCCTGTAAGCGTGGTATCTGTTCCAAGATTGTACCATACTCTACCAGTTTTTCTAATGATCGTAATGCGTGTTCCTGCATCAAACTTGTTTGTTAAACGAATATAGTTTGTTGAGCCGTCAACTGAAAAATCAGCTTCTCTTACTTCATCAGCGGCCGGACTTGCTGCTCCAAGCGTCTGATTATATATCGAGATCGGATCTTTAAACAAACGTTTTCCTGCTACAAAAACTTCAACGGTATCGCAAGGATAGAATCCTTCTGGGATCGTATCAGTGTAAGTAAACTCTACAGTGGCTCCCAAAGAATCTATTCGTTTCTGAGGAATAAAGTCCAATGGTCCGATTAACAATGAGCTGCCGTCGCTTACGAAATCTGTACGTTCCTGATTTTCGTTATAAGGAATTACTTCACTCGAACTGCTGTTAGCAATCAATGTTCCTGTATTGTAGCTGTTTCCAATCGGTGTTCCAGCAACACCCCGTCTTAGTTGAGATAAAGTATTGTCAACCTTTGACATGTATTCTATTTTTTCTCCGGCTATTGAAATTATACCAGGTATATTTCTAGATGGAATCGGGTCCGGTAGTTCTGCAGCATTGTTAACAACCATAGAAGTATCATAATAATTCAATGGTTGGGCCAAACTAACTTCGTTTATTGAATATCTCTTATATTGATAGATGTTTAACATATCTTTAAAGATTTCATAACCGCTAGGAGCTCTATAAATTTCAGATCCAAAAAGAACAATTTTTATCTTATCGTTGACAGTTGTAGTATCTTTGAGATACACTACAGATCTAGGCAGCGACACAGAATAATCAAGATCTTGAGTTAATCTATTTCCATTTTTATATACCCAGACATAGCTTATATTCACAGGCTCATGAGCCAACTGATATTGAACTTTGCCGCCAGTGAACTCGTCGGAGACTATCTTCATCGAAGGATATTCACCAAACCATGTAACTTGAACATCGTCTCCGGTTGTTAAACTAATAGAATCGTCGATAACTATATCGTTACCATCTACATAATACTGTGTTCTAAAGTTATTTGTTATCTTAATGATATCACCGTGATTGAGAATCGATGGCTCGATAGTTAGAACTTTTGTTGTTCCGTCATATACATAATCCTGAACAAACGTTCTAAGCTCATCATTTACATAAACAAAAATATTAGTTGGTAAGATAGTACCAGGAGGTTCTACTGGATCTAATCCCAATACAAACTCATTCACAGTACCATCATATGTTGAATACAGTGTATCAACACCTATCAATGCTACATTGTTTATTTGAACTATCATCGACTCAACTGCTGACGCTGTGGCAAGAGTTACAAAGTTATCAAGGCCAAATCGTCTTTCAGTACCACGATAGGTAAATGATTGTTGATTGACTCTAACTATTGGTATAGAAGAAGTGTCGGTGTTTCCTGATGAACCTAGGGATATAATCTTTATAATATCTCTGTTATTTGGCTTGATACCGAACTGTACTAAAACTTTTCCTTCAGTGTCGATAACACCAGTACTGTCAATAAATCCGATATCTTGATACTCTCCATTTACTGTAACAAAGATTGAAGATGTATCCGCATAGTTAGCTTTGGTTAAAAATAGACCAGTTTCGCCGTCAGCTTCAAACTCTTGATAATCAAGTAAAGACACTCCGCCTACGCCTATTGAAATAATCTCAACAATAGATCCAGCTGTTGGTGCAGTTACAAACTCTACAGAAAGAGTTCTTAGGTTGACAGAATAATCAAGAGGGTCTGTTCCTGTATTGCGCTTAACTTTATCAACGTATACCAATACAGACTGTGATTCTAAAACATTAAGACCGATGCTAAAAATCTTTCCTCCTGATGCTACAGCGATTCTAGATTGCAAAGGAGCCACTCCAAATCTTGTAGAATGGAATACTTTAATAGAAACACTGTCAAGGACTTGTCCTGGAACATTTTCCTCCGGAGCTGGCACTTGATCAGGGCTAACAAATTTGTCTCCGTCTACTACGATATCCTCGGCTGATAGTCCATTTGCCGTTTGATAAGCACCTTGTATTGCGGATAATGTTCCTCCGCTTAGTCTTGTATCTAATAGGTTTGGATCTAAAATAGTTACAGATCCATCACTTTCTAAAGGACGGAATATCAATGTATCACCGTTATTCAACTCGACGTATTGAGTTATTTCAATAATATTTGAAGTACCATTAGCAATAAACGTTGGCATTTCTGCATATGGATTTATAGCCGACGATGAATCCCATTCTGTTTGTTGATAGTTTGGATCATCTATTCTTACTGCCGATAACTGTCCGACACGTTTAATGTAAACAGTAATCTGTTGTCCTTCAGGCGGAGTATAAGGTAGCACAATGTTAAAATCTTCCCAGTAATCCTGCCAGTTATTTTCAGTCAATGGCAGTATAACATTACCAGCAGAGTCGGCTGTCTTTTTTATAGCTCTATATAAGCGATTACTGTATTTTATTACTGAACCTTTTTTATATGCAGTAGTTGAATCAGCACTTGAGTCGATATCCATTACATAATAAAAATCTGAAGATGATTCTACGCTATCCCAACTGTCCGTGAACCAAGGTAGGGCATCCCATCCTCCAGTAACATCAAAAGTTGTACCCTGTATCTGTACACCACCAAAATCTATACCAGTCATTAACTGGCTTAAATCGTTTCCTATCATCGAGGATGATGGGTTATAGAATTTCTGTATCCTGTTAACAGAATCTAATAATGAATCATTCTTTTCATAGGTTATTTCTATGACATCGTTTTTGGCTGGTGCATCTACAAGTATCAACTTGCCTTTTAGCTGACGATAGGTGTCAGACATTTCAGTGTATAAGCTGATAGAGTATTCACTGCCTAATAAAATTCTATTGTTTTTTATTACAGTTATCTTGCTTTTATTTCTATTTGGCGCATAGCTTAATGTGAAACTTCCAGTCGCTCCAGTAGCCACGAATCTCTGAGACTGAGTAAATGATGAATACAATCCGTCTTTGGTAATACGATCCAACTTCATAGAAAGACTGAATGTTCTTGCTTTTGAATCTCCGATGATAGCAACTGCCATAGCAGTGGCAGAGCCGGAAGAGTTTCCGCCAACTAAAGTTATTGTTGGTGCTACGGTGTAACCTGCGCCAGGAGTTAATACTTTTATTCCAGACACAAATCCATTTGAAATAAATGCCTGAGCTGTTGCTCCTTTGCCGTTGCCGTCGACACTTGTAATGATCACAGTCGGTGGAGCATTATAATCTTCACCTTTCGAGAACAACTCAATAGATGTTACAGAATAACCGTGATTATCTGACCACAACTTCCAAGGATAGTTTCCGATGATATCATTTCGAGATGTTACAGGAACAACTTTACCGTCAACTGTTGAATATGTTGGTGGAAGATCAAAATCTCCGACTGCTGTATTTGTAGGTTCAATAGTGTTATATCGACTTACATATTCTCGAACTGTGGTACGATATGGTTTAACTTCGTTGATGTATTCTTGGAAACTTAGTAGATTATCATTTTTGTAATTTAATTTTTCTACTAACGGTCCTACATTATGTACAGCATTTAAGAAGCTGGTCTTGAAAGCCCAGTCAACGTATTGTTGCTCAGCAAATACATATCTAATAGAACTAAAGAATAGGTTATTCCATTCAACTGCATACTCGCCTACAAAGATATCATTTTTCACTGCTGCAAAGATATTTCTCATTTCTTTTGAGTTTTCAATGTCGTAGAATCCCGTATCAAAAGATTGTGCAGTATCGTAACCGATACCTGCAGATGCTGTCTGATATAACGTACTCTTAATGTTAATAGTACCTTTTTCTCTAGCAACCATTGAGTATCGATCTATAAATGTTGCGCCAGTTTCGCTGGTTTTTTGGAATATTGCCCAGCCGCCGGTTCCGTATTCTTTTATTTTTATTAAATCTCCAAGTAAAACTGTTATTGTTTCTTCTTCTGTAACATTGGCAATTTCTTTGATTATACGTGAAGTTATCGAATAACCAGACTTCCACCAATCAGTCAACTCCCAATACTTGGTTGTATCATATGCTTGAGATTTACTTCTAAAGAATACTCCACGGACATCGTCCCATGCATATATGCTCCAGAAATTATTTGCTGTCGAATCTATGTTAACTAATACTGAGAAGTTTCTTACTGTTGCTGTTGCGGTAGTGTAGTTTCTACCTCTATTCGTTATTGAAACTGCTGTTATTCTTCCTTGGCCATCCATGTGACAAATAGCTGATGCATTAACGCCGTCGCCACTAACTACGATCGGAGGACCTTTGTAGACATTTGGCACTTCTTGATTGAACAGTTCTTTTGGTTTATATCCAAACCCAGCATCAACAATATCAATAGTATCAATTTGACCATCAACAATATTGGCTCTTAACTTGGCTTGTTTAATGCGATTAGTACCAACTGTAGTTAAATCAATGTAAGTATCTACTTCTATATCATAGAGATTTAACAAACTATTTGGCTGACTGTCAACTAGATTTAAATTTTCAAAACTTATAGTGTCAGCGAACGGTTCTTCAAGAAGAACTGTATTAATTTTTCCAACTACAGTTTTTAAAATAGGAAGTCGATCCACAAACATACTTTGTCGTGGTCTAAATAATAATCCATATTTTTGTTTTGCAGGCAACGCCGGATCCGGTACTCTGTTCCCTGCTGTGTCGTATCCTACTAAACTATCTAACCATTTATTTTCAAGTTTTGCAGAAGGTAAACTATCAGCTACTCCTTCTGTCAGAAGTTGGTATTCATTGTGAACCAAGTTCAATGGTTTGTTATTCTTCTTGTATTCGATATTAATCAGTGCAGTATCTGATAATACATTTGGAAAGTTATAAGCCAAGAACTTATCAGTGTCAATAAATGCTATGAAAGCAATTCCCGATCCAGACGGATTAGAAATCAATGATGCCACCGATGCTGCTGAAATAGATCTGTTGTCAGCTGATGTAGGTACTATTACTTTATTTTTTACCCAATAGTAATACAATGTACTAGTTGGTTGTCCTGTGACAGCATTGTACAATACCTTAACAGTATATACATCATTATTAGGATGCAACGGCTGTCCTGAAATTCCTTCTACTATACCCTCATTGGTATCTGCAAGAGCACTCCATTCGTTTGGCAGTAATGGAGTTTCGATCCATTCATAGATATCTATACTAGCACCTTCGGCTAATACTCCCCAGTTCCCTGTTCTGTATGCTTGAGTTCCTTGTTCGTAATAGTTCCATTTGGCTGTTGATATATCCCACCATAGCTGTCCGACATTTTTTTCTGCCCATGCTTGTGTTGGTTCAACTACTTGAGAATCGGTTCCGATAGTGTATACTGCAGGGTCATAAGGTGTTTTAAACTTAATCTCTGTTTCTGCAGAATTTAATATTTTAAGTTTCGCTGGATCTATATAATCAATATCTTGTATCTTTTCGTTCTTGATGTTGTCATACAACGAAACGCTCTTGATTTTTGAAATATCAACAACTGGTTTTTGTTCTGCAATAGTTTCCCAAGATTCTACTCCAGTGTCTTTCTTAAACAATCTAACATTACCAACTTTGCCGTCAGTATAAGAAACTCCGGTGCTATTCGAAACAGGAGTTTGGTAATCAGGAGATCCTACTACTATCACAGAATCTGTACAATCAACACTGTAACCAAATGACTCAAATGGTGACAACTCTGTTTCAAGTTTTTCTGTTAAGAAGTACACAGAGTCTTTGATTTCAAATACATAAACGGCTCCAGCAAATCCTTGACGGTCGATAAATCGTGTTTTTCCGTTATCGAAATATGTTCCTAAAGTTGTATCAAGTCTGCATGACAACGCAAACGGAGTATTCTTAGCACCTATTACAATCTTTTCAGTATTTGCACTTACAGAGATACTTTGACCAAAATATTCGTTAGGATATATTTCAAAACTTTCAAGTTTTTGTTTTAGTCTATATGAAAGATCTGCATATCCGTCTGTTCGGAAAACATATGCACTTCCCTGATTCTGGAAATTAATATCAGCTTTCGGACTAGTTACTGCGAGAGTTGATCCGCTATAATCAAGATCCAACGCCCACCCAAACTGATCACCTGAGCTTATGTTTTCAGAAGTTCCTAAATCGCTTATATCAGACAACGCACCGTTGTTGATAGTTTGTTTTAAATCGTATGTACCATAACTGCTTCTTTGATAAACAAAAACTTTGCCGGATGCAGTCGATGTGCTATCGCCGACATTTTGCCAAGGTAGGCCAGCATCTGGCATTTCGTTGTAGCTTCGTGTTGTAGAATCTGGAATTTCTGCTGTTCGTTGTACTAACGTATGATAGAAATCTTGATACTTTACAGTATCTCCCTCAACATACTCGACATCCGGTCTCCACAAACCTCGATAGTTATTAAAATATTGACCATCGCTGTTAGGTACACCAACTGCCAAGATGCTACCATCTCGATTCATAGCTAGACTAAAACCAAACTCGTCACCTTGTTTAACCTGTTCTGCTAACTGCGATGGATCTAATAATCCAGCAGATAATTGTAATAGTGTTGATCCGTCATCCTCTAATGATAAAACCTGAGGCAACGAACACTGTGTGGCAACAGGATCTAGTTGTTTCCATTCATTAGAGTTTATATTAATAGTACTGCCATCTCCGGTAGTATCGTTTTGAGCTTGCCATAAACTTGAGTTATGCCATACTATTGCACCAGCAGGATATTTTACTGATCCAGTATTATCATATACTCCCATGTAGTTTTGATTTTCAATATGTCTCCAGGCAGGAGGAACTGATGTTGAAATCAAAGTATGATAACTGCTGTCATCAATACCAATGTCAGTAAGGTCGATTAATCTACCTGCTGCGACAGCTTCTGTTGGATGAATAGCATCATATGCTGTTGCCGCCAGAGATATAACTGTTGCACTCCATCTAACAACATAGAACACAGTTCCTATATCAGGCGGTGGAGGGCTTGTTGCTGTAGATACAAACTGTCCAGACAATGTGCCGTTCTGATAACTCATTGCTTGGCCTTGGTATAGACCGTGTGGTTCTGTAAAGACCACAGCATCGTATGAAACACCATGTTGGATCTGTGATCCACTGAAAGTAACCACTACTTCTTGTGCGTTTTGAGTTCCAAGATAGTTATAAAGATAAACTCTACCAGTTGTATGATATGATCCAATAGCAGAAACAGCAAGATAATAATCAAGACTTGATTGGCCAATAGCTATCGCTGAGCCAAAACGTTCGTTGGCTTCTGGTCTCGGACTTACGAAAGAATCTCTAATAACCCACTGCTGGTCGCTGTATTCATATATAGAAATCATTCCTTGCTCTGTAAACCCATCGGATCTACCTACTGGAGTTGCCGGAATTGATTCTGCTGCTGCCCATTTTTGTGATGCAATATCAATAGTACTATCGTTCAACTGAATAACGTACCCAGTTCCTGGTAATACAGTTACAGCGGCAACTGCTTTGAAACTTTGTCCTTCAACATAAGTTTTCCCCGATGTGCCTGCTGCTTGATTCCATTTTGACTGTGATGTGCTTCCTAAAGAAACTATCTTGTAATATCTTCCAGGCACTATAGATGACAGATATACCGGACTTAGGTTGAATGTAGTATCTTCAAGAGCTTTCCAAAGTTTTCCAGAATATTCAACAATATCCCCTGCCAGATAAGTGGTACCAGGGTTGTATATGCCTTTGTAGTTATTACGAATACCGCTGGCTAATGGAGAGGCAATAACTAAGAATCTATTGTCAGGAGAAACTGCAAGTTTCATTCCAAACGATCCTATTACGTTTGTTTCAAATCCGGCAGGTGGTGGTATGATCTGTTTAAGTGATAGTCCTGTATCCGATTCAATGTAAGACATTACATAACCGGATTTAGGCATACTAACAATAGTCTGCTTCAATGCAGAAATATATACTACCGCGGTGCCAGTAGATAACGGGGCTGTTATTCCGTAATCTGATATCAGTCTATTGCTAAACTGTTTCTTCTTTTCAACCACTTCCCATAAATCAGCACCTGCATTGTCAACCCACATTCTTGAATTATTTTTTAATAATGCACCTGCTTCTGGGTTGATTGCTTGATATGATTCAAATCTGCAATCAGTAAATGTATGAAGATTTATAATGGTGCTGCTATCAAAGCCTGGTTCTTGTGCTGTGGCAGATACTTCTACACTTACTGTGTTAGAAGTCACTGCGGTTATCTTGAAAAATCCTGTAAGATTAATAACATTTTTTATTCCGATAATGTCGTCTACTTGAAGAGAATGTCGACGTGAAAGTGTTATTTCAACTGTGGTTAAAACTTTTGATACAGCAGTTACTAACAGCAACGGTGATTCATTAAATCTTAACACCGACCACGAAGGCGTATCGAATGTTACCCAAACATGATCGTTTTCAGTAAAGTTAACAATATCTAAAGCAAGTATACTGTCTCTAGTTGCAACAGAAAATGCCACGTGATCAGATTTTACATAACCCGATGTTCTATTTGGCTCAGCATCATACGATGTAGGATTGACATTCGTATCAAAAGGTAAATCTTTTATTGTAAAATTAGATTCGGTTAATCTATAATATTGATCTGTAGTTGTACCACCAACCGATGGAACTATCAGCATTAGTTGCGGATTAAGTGCAAACTTGGATTTGCTAACTTCAAACTCAATTTCTTTTAACTGATCAATTCCGCCAACTTGCCCAACACGGAACGCCCATTCTTCATTTAATACTATACTTGCATCGTCTGCTCGACTCAGCTTATTGAATATTTTTGTAATGGCATTTGATGTGCCTTTTTCTCTAACAAATCCTTGATATAACTGGAACTGTGTTATCGGATCTTCTGCAAGATTCTGCAGATATTCTCTAGTTTGATAACCAATAGCGTGACGTGCTAGGGAACGTTGGTCTTCACCAATACCTTCCGATGATACATTATAATAATCTTCTATCTGATTAATTTTATAATCAAAGTTAGAGATAAGTTGTTTTTCTGGGGTGGAATCTAGTTTTGACCAATAATCATTATTGAATGTTTCTGATCCTAACTGATTAATCAAACTAGTCCAGTTATATGATTTATAAGAAACAATATCGCCAAGTTTGTAATCAGTAAACGGTTGCCATACTTGTATGTTTACATTGTCAAATAAGAATCCAGGACTGGTATAATCACCGTCCCAATCAACTGTACGGAATCCCTGTGTCTTAATTCTTTCTTGTCTATAACCAGTGATTTTATCATAGATAATATCATTGAAAACTGTTCTATCAGAAAACACACTAACATGTTCTTTTAATACAAAATAAAGTTTTAGATAATAGATGCCTTCAGTTGTATTAGTTGTTTCAATTGTGACATTCTGAAAGGTTCTATTAACATTGATAAATTTAGAGTTTAATGTTTGGCCATCGGCTCTTAGAACTTGATAGTCGTAGAATCCGTCAAGAATATTATCAGCTACTCCAATACTGATGTTGACATTAAGTTTTTCAGCGGCTGGGCTTAGTGTTAGCAACGATCCTATTGACCAACTATGTTTGGTCCAGAACATAAATTCTTTGGCACTAGTTAACCAGTCTTGCGGTGATTGTGTTACAGTATCGTATCTGTCAAATATAAAACCAACTGACTGTAGATACTTCTGATACCCTAACAAGAAGTCAACTACTGCTTGAATAGAAGGTAACTTTGTTCCGTAGCTGATTTGTTTTACTTTTAATGTGTTAAAGTTTCTTCTATAAGATGCTTCAACTGCACCCACGATCGGTAGTTTTCCAAGTTTTTGCCACATTGTGGTATCAAAGAAATCACCGCTATTATGAGTTTTTATACTTCTGTAATAGTCGTTACCGTAGCTTACTACTTGACCGTTATTATAAGTTTTGTTTGTGGTCCAATATAAAAATCCTTCGCTGACTCCTCCGACAGAAATTATCGGATCTCTCTGATTTACAAGTGCATCAAAATAGTTAAAATACGGATGAATGTCATCATAGCCTGTTAGTATCCAACCGCCTTCTGTTTTTTCTAGAATAATTCCGCTGTAGGCAATACTAGAAATAGGTGAACTTACATTAAAAATAATGTCGTAGTTTTCAGGGGGGACATAAACACTGCTGCTAGTTGATTTTGGACTCTTACTATCTAACAGATATTTTTGATTTGTTTTATCAACAAATCCTGATAATCTACTAGACAACGCAACGTCGAGGTTTTCAATCTTGGCCTGTACTGATGCAACTGTTAATCCCTTAGACTTGGCATATGAAACCAAATATAGCACTAGACCTGTGGCTTGTTTTCCGCCGCTGTCAGGAATATTAATTCTATCTAGGGTTTGGAATTGATTAGTAGTAGAGTCTACGATCTGACCGATTTTATTAACCACTGTCTGAGATCTGTCAAAGTTATCTGAAATAAACTCAAATGGTTTCATTAAGCACATTGCCATAGATACTGCAAATGGCCATTCGCTTGATGATCTCCAACCGTATTCAACTGGTGATACATCACCTAATACAAAACTGCCTTTGTTGTTTACTAAAGTGAAGTTTCCTGCTAGACCAGAATCTAACGGGCTTAATAGTTTGCCGTCGCCGTCTACTGGAATATGACTTAAAATAGTCGGACGCTTGTAACGATCGTATGTTCCTGCGTTAGTGCCACGTTTGATAATACCGTCGCGAAGATCTTCCCATAGCAATAGGTTACCTCGTGTATATGGTGCAGCACCGTACTCAGCATCCCACCAATCGGGTTTCTCGCTGAATCCAAGCATTTCCCAAGGACAACGATGTGGACGATCAGTATCGTAAAAATATTGATATACTCCTCTCCACCAACCAGGCAAGTTTTCTGTGCCCGTAGGATCAGTCATGTTGCTGTAGGTATATGTGAAGGAGTTCTCACTGTCAAAGTAAGTATTCTCTGTATAGTTTATATTGGTATTTCTAATCCATTTTAGAAATTCTTGTATAACTACAGAATCTAGTTGAGATTTTTTATATGTTCCATAACCGTTGTAACCGCCGACCATTGAATCAATATCAAAAATTCCAGTATCGTATTCTTGTTTAATATTATTGTAAATTCTGTATTCTAACTCTAATAATAAATCATCTCTAAAATCTCTATACGCAGGAGTGATGCTACCATCATGTCCTTGTATTACTAGTTTAGGTTCAACGTAAGTGTCATCTAAGAACATACTCGGAGTGTATTTTTTATACATTCCTAGTGATGTAGGAGTAGGAGGAATATGATTAGATGCTGTTGATACATACTCTCTAATCTGGAGTTTATCACCTTCGACTAATACTGTAGACGAGGTTAATATTACAAAACCAAAAGTATCATTAAACTTATAATCTCTTCCGTGAAGTTTTTGTACATCGTTAACATAAACATATACCGCTCTTCGGCTGAGCTCATTTAAACTAAATTTTTCAGATAGAGCATATGTAGTAATGCCTGTATCTTCAACAATATAATCAATAGAAGTATATGCACCGCTACCAATCATGTCCGAATCAGAGAATGGGCTAGATGTTGTTTTTGTCTTTGTTAAATCATTGATAATATCGTCTACCATATCTGGGACAACATCATTAAAATCTATTTCGGTCGCTCTAGCTATAAAATTATTTTTAAAATCTGTATAAGATTTTTTAGCATACTGTATAGCTTTAACTATGTTATTCTGCTTATCGCATAACAGACTGATAGATATTGGAGCTAGACCGGAATGTCTTAGGAATCGTTTTGCATATTTTTGATACTGATCTAAATCTCTTAGATTTGACGAGCCAGGAATTACTCCTGATAATCTGTTATCAAACTCAACTGCAGAGTTAATATGATCGATAGCTTGCCCTAAGGTAAAGGATTCTAGTTTTTCATTTAAAGGATTTTTTTCCAGGCCGACTGGTATTTCATAATATCCAGTGTGTGGTTCTAAATCTGTTATTAGCTTGATCGAAACAACATCTGCTTCTGCAAATGTTATGTTATTGAATGTAAAAATTCCACCAGATCTAACATACGAATCATTGATCTTTGTACCGTTCAAATAAAAGTTTATATCAATAGCACTGTCATCTGTAACCTGTGACCAATCAATTATCGTAGTTGTGATCTTATTGGTAGCTGTTTCAATCACTGTGCTATCAACCAAAGGCTGCACATATGTTCCGTCTAGAGGAATCCACCCATTAGAATACTCATTGATTACATTTATTTTGTAGTATCCTACAGAAATATATTTGCTTAAAACTGTCTGCCCCTGATTATATAGGAAAGAATCAATTTCCCAATCCCAGTTAAAAAGAATGTCGCCGACGTTGTCGATGTTAAGATGACTTATACTAAAACCTAACTGACTATCAGCTATGCTGTTTCCAATTTTATAACTAAAAAGTTTTGTTCCTAAAAATGTACTAACAGGATATAAGTCCTGATCTGAAAAACTAACTTCATCAGAATCAAAGGCATCAAACAATGGAGCTTGTTGTACGGTATTTTTAACCTGGCTTTTCTTCCAGGCTGTTCCGTTAAAGTGGAACATATATCCCGCATTCTTTGTTCCTCGACGCACTAATACACCGTTACCGATAACTGTTTCTGAATCTGTAGATTCTTTTAAACTTATCTGTCTTCTGTTATTATGTGTAATAAATGTAACAACGTAGATTTTATTGTTTGCTAATGTGTCAGTGTCTCCGACAACAAGAATACGTGCTCCGTCAAATAACTCTTCACCGTCAATGTTGTATCCGGTACTTCCTTCTATTGTTGAAAACACATCAGATGTAAAATCATCAATGTAATCTACATCGTCTTTGGCAATCGACCCGTGATTAAACAACTGAATATTTGAAATAAATTCAATAATAGGTCTTTTTGCTCTAGCAGTTTCTGTTGCTGGAAAATCTTGTCCTCGTTGATTGAATGCATATTCTAATACAGATTTGTGAAACCATCTGTTATATCGACTCCATGGATTTCTATCAACACTTGATCGATTAATCGTTAGATAATCTTTCTGTCCCGGATATGCTGCTGCATCATCAAAAGGCTGTGTATCAAATCCTTCGTTATCAAAAGATACTTCTGGTGCTTCTGAGATAAGGACAGGAACAACTAGTTCAGAAAATTTTGTAAGAGTGATCTCTTTACCTACGCCCTCAACTAACCATGTTTCATTTGCATACTTTGAAGGAACTACCTTGCCTAAAAATTCTACAACTAGTCCGTTGGTAAATGTAATACCATTGCTGCTGGTGTATTGACTTTTTCCTAGAATCTCTTTTGTTACATTAATACTTGTATTCGATTCAATGTTTGCTATAATAAATCTGCCAAACTTGTTAGGATCAACAATACTTTGATAGAATAAAATGTCTGGGGAGTCGTAGGGAACTTTAAAAGTAACTGTGCCTTTTTGTATACCGTTATTTGTAACTCCGATATTATAATCAAGAGCAGTCGCTGATGCTGAAACATTTTCAATAAACTCCCAGTTCTCTGAGTTTAAATCAATAGTACTACCATCTAATGGTAATATTGTTTTTTTAGCTCTCCACAGCTTATTGTCATAGACAACCACTTGCCCGGCAGTGTACGTCAAAGTTTCATTGAACATTAACGAGCCAGTGTCATAACCTGTTCTAATAACAAATCCCTCGTTGGGAACATCTACATTAAATTTGTATGTCTGACCTCTGTATAGAATTAGTGCCGGATTATTTGTTGCTCCGTCGGGAGTAAACACAAAAGAGTTTAGTCCTAATGAAACCTTATAAGAACTGATAACTGATGCTGCTTGTCCGCTTACTGAAACTGCCGGTGGGCCTTCTGGGATCCAATAATATTCTCGGTAGTTAACAAACTTATCCCAATCAATAGGAGGGTTCCAAGAATAATGCGTTTGAGATGTAACCAGTGCATCTCTCTCTTCGGTATTTCCAAAGAATTTTATTTGATTTTTAAAATCTAAGTAATCATAAAAAGAATCTATCTTTCCATTTTCTTTAGAAACAACTCCAGGTTCTAACTGATATCTACTTCTTAAAGTGTTATCTGAGTCAAGATAAACATCCTTTCCTCGATAAGTTTTACCGTATCGACGACCGACATATCCAACATTTTTTTGAAGGACGCCGGGTTGTATTAAAGGATCAACAACACCAGATAAAAATTTATCATTTGTATCTGTTCTAAAAACTGTAGGGAGTAGATCTACAGCTTGTCTTAATGGTAATCCGCTTTGTGGAAACTTTTTATCTGCCATGGTGTTATGTCGTTGTTACTATTTGGTTGGTTGTTGCTCTAACTTCAGCTGCTGAGATCGTAGAAACTATTCTAATATCATCGACTGTTGCTCCGCTTACAAATATTTCGTTGGGTTTGCTTTGAATTTCAAATAGACTGCCAAATGCTTGTGTAGTCTGTGTAGGCAAAATAACCATGTTGCTAACGTCTGGTGAAACAGAGTTTAGAACATATGTGGTCATTTCACTAAGATAAAATTTATCTCCAAAATCCCAGTTATTGATATCAAAGAAAGTGTTAATGGCATTGATGATCCTTACTTTAAGATCATTGTCATTTACTGCTTTGTTAGGATTCTTAACTACTTTTATTTGTGCCTGTAGTTTTTCATCAGCTTTAGATCCAAATAATATTTTGTATTTTACAGGATGATAAATGATCTCATCACTGATAGATTTGATAGAGTTTAGTTTTGATCCAAAGTTAACTCGGAGGCCATCACTAGATGGCGCTTCTGGCTCGGTTGAAACTGCACCTGCTAGATAGTTTCTAAAACTAGTGTCGTAGCTTCTTGTCAATAGGTAGATATCTATAATGTTGCTAACACTAGGATCAATTCTTCTGTCAACGCCTGCATTGTGTATATACTGAAACTTTAAGTTCCTACGACCAATATTGGCCTTGTAGTTGCTTTTTAAATCTAAAGTGTTGGTTGTTTTATTAACTTGTTTAACTCTATTTTCAGCACTATCATAAAAATATATTAGTTGACCGTCTGTAAAATCAGTTATGTTTATACTGCCTTCTGTTTGTCTAACTAGGATTAGATCATTGCTGTTATCAACTAACGTATAGATTGTTGAACCAGTGTCATCAACTATTTCCTCGAAAAACAAATATTGAAGATTTGAATCAGGACCAACAAGAATCTCAAAAGATTCCGGATTGTCTATTATCGAATCGCTGTTAGTATCATAGAATGCAATTTTTATCTCTGAAGTGCTTTCGTAGCCATCTTCAAATTTAATAGTGTCGTCAATCTGAAAAGGCACATTTTGATTTAATGCAGATATTAGATTTGCACCGGTATTGATTCCTAAAATATTAACAGTATCTTTAACAACATTGCCTGATTGATCATTGTATTGCTTTTGATCTACATCAAAATAAAATCTGTTCTGCTCTACGCTTCCAAAAATGTAATCCATTGCTCTGACTCTAACAACATACTGATCAATGTCTTTAACAAAGGCAATTATCCAAGATGCATCAATATTGCTTTTGGAAGTGTCTCCTGCTTTACCTAGACTGAAGTTTGATGTTAAATCTAAGTTTGAAGATGTGATAATATTCCAAGATGTAGTAAGATTATCATATCTTAAACCAAAGTTTAAGTTCTGAGAAACTAATGTCACTATCTCAAGTTCAAGATCAGTTGTAAGATCATTAGTGAATCTAGGAACGATTCTACTTGCAATAGCACCTGTCGGAACTGGTACGTTTAACGAAACTGCTCCAAGTCCGTTGGAAAGCACTCCACGTCCGGCATTAGTACCGTCGCCTACTATTTTTACAACCTTAACCCATAGTCTGTCTGTTTGCTCAGAATCAGTTGTATCTGTAGTTACTAGCTTGCTTTTCTTAAAAGACTTACCTGAAGGTGCTACAAATTTTATCAAGGATCCATAGGTTAGGTATTTTAAACTGTTTGTTGAATATACTCCAACTTTCAATAAAGACTGGTCGACAGCATTTTTAAAATAACCTGTTGATAGATTTACATCAGATGTTGTATTATTCCAAATAACATTAGTATCAGTAAACAATATTTTGTCAAACTTAGTGATATAAAAATTATAAACATCAGTGTCAGTAAACACCTTTTCAATGTTTCTTCTAATAAAGTTAATAATATCAACCGTGCTTGTAAACTTAAAATGTAACTCTCTTTCTTTTTCTTCTTTGTAGATATATCCGTCATCTGCAAACACTGTAATATCACTATACTTTCCAGTAGCGTCAATGATATCAAAGTTTCTGCTGATACCGCTAGATGTTCTATTAACTGATTTAATTTTTAAAATATCTTGACTGCTTGATAATGGAGCAAGATTATAATCTTCTCCTGTAATCATTCTGTTTTGTGTATAGTATACCGCAGGTGCATTAGTTCTAATGCTGTTGATAGATTCTGCAGCAGCTGATGAGCTTACAGTATATTGTAGGGCCAGACCAACTGTTAGAGTATGTGCGATTCCTTGCTTATTAAAATATGGAATAGCAATGTTGATACCTCGCATCTCTGTCGGAGCGATAGCATAGCTAAGTCCATTGCTTACTCGATAATATACACGGAATGACCCTTGTGGAAGATTACCGTATACTCCGTCGGCAAACACCAGATCAATTCTGTCACTTTCTTTTGTAACCACTGAATAGATGTTTCTAACATTTTGTGATACGCTGTTATAGGCAATGTTATTTCCTATCAAGTTTGACACCTGGGTCCACTGGTCTTGTTGAGCTCCTACCGCATCGAGCTTATACAGCCAAACATCGTTGTTATTGATATTTTGACTGTCGACAGAAATAGTCTCGTTGGTTGTCGGAACGGCGATGCTAAAATCTGCTAGTTCCAAACTACCTTGTTTGAACATTAAGAAAAAACCAGTTGAAGAACTTGCTGGACCGGTACCGTCGTTTCTATAGATAAATCCTAACTGGTTTCCTGGAACTGGCGGTTCTTCATAGATGTATTCTTGGTCTTTGAAAGTTGTACTCACTAACTCAAAAGCCATAGAACGGCCAGCAACTGTCTTTGAATATGTATAGATAGGCACATCTGTGCTGTTGGTTCTAAATCTGTATTGTTCTGTTGGAATGCCCTGGATCGTATCAGATCCTTGACTACGGCCAAACTCTGTGTTGTCGGCCATTGATGAGTTTAACACAGTAATAAACTGTTCTAACCAGTTGGTGTTAGTAGGATCGTTCCAAGAAATCACTTGTTGTGCGAGATTTTTTCCATTGCTATCTAGTAGAGTTTCAGTGGTAGTCACTGAAGTAAATTTTAAAAGTCCTTCGGAAGCAATATTTCTTTTAGCATTATAGCTCAACATGCGAGCTATACGTAATACACTGTCTTTTCTTTCTGCAAGTTCAATAAAGTTTTCGCGGCTGGCTAGATCGATACGGAATGCTAGACTTTGGCCGAGGAAGGCAACTGCATCAATCAGCGCAAGATATTCGCTTGATTCAATGTAATCGTTGAAATCTTCTGGGTAGTTTTCTCTAAGATAGGTGATGATAACTCTACGAAGATTTTCAAAATCGTAAGATTTAAAATCAGCATTTTTAAATGTCTGATAAATCCGTTTCCAATCTTCATTAAGAATTAGGTTATTTTGTCTTGTTGTAGTTGTCATCGTTTGTTCCTATATCATATTTACCAAACAAAATTAACTGCTTAGTTTATGACTGAGTTGTTCTTGTCAAAGTCAAAGGTCATACGTTCATTGATATTAAACGGAATATAAACAATGTCAGCTTGTATACGTATGCCCTGCTCTGTGCTGTCAACAGTTATTCCATTGACAGCTATTCTTGGATCGTAGTTGATGATATCTTCTACGTCTTTGGTAATAATAGCTTTTGCTTCCGGAGTAAACTGTTCAAATATCATGTCCCAGATTACTGTGCCAAACTCTGGGTTTTCTAGCTTTTCGCCTTTGCGAATATAAAAGTGATTTATAATATCTTGTTTTACTAGATCGATATCAAATAACTTGAAGTTCTTGTTAGACGAGTTAGAGCTAAATCCTTTGTATGTAAACAAAGTTCTGCCAGCATCACCCACTGATGCTTTATTAACTGCAACTGTTTTTGTGTTATAAAGTTTATTTGCCATAGTTTATTCCTTAAACTTCTCGATCTGTTTTGTCTGGTGTTAACAACTGCGGAGCATAGTTTTCGTGTAACGCCCATGGTTCGTGCATTGGAATACGTTTCATAAAACTGTCTATAGTACCAGCTTGATACTTTTTCTTTGACCATCCAACTTGTGTTGTTGTTGCGACGTTTTCTTTGAGATCCAACGGTTTTACGAAATCTGCTGGAGTAGCAGGAGTTGCTGCAATACTGTTCATGTAAATCTTATCTGCAGATTCAATGTGATTTCCCACGCTACCAATGCTGGTGTTTCCACCTGCAGAAATATTGTTGTTTCCGTTGGTGTCTAAGTGAAAATCATTTCGCTGAGAGATTTTTGTAGTAGCATTAACTAGAATATCAAGATTGCTGCCAACACTGAGTTTCGCATCGTTGGCTATTAAAAAATTCATATCAGTGGCTATTTCAGCTTGCCAGCGACCTGATTCAGTTCTAAAGTTCATGTTCCTGCCAGCTTCAAAGTTAATGTCTCTATCAGCACGGAAATTAAAATCTGCTTCGGAATGTATTGAAATAGAATCCGCTGCATAGATGTCTATCTTTCCTCCAGCGGTAAGCTCTATCCAAGTAGAACCAGCAGCATTAGCAATATAAATTAAATCTTCCGAGTTGTGCATCAACAGTTGATGACCGGTTCTCGTTCTAATCCTAAAATATTCGCTGTAGGGAATATCTGGCTGGTAGGGATCTTTCAGCTTTGGATCTTCAGTGTCAACGTATTCCTGAGGACCGGCGTTCGGACCTTTAGGAGGAGTTTTACGGAAATATCTATCATCTCCGTCATCCATAACAAACTGCGTTCCACCTAATCTACTGACTGGAACAGGTTTTGGAGTTTGACTGTCTCTTGTACCTATGTTCTGTCTTTTAGATCCTGTACGTCTATCTAATGGGCCGGGAGAAGAGATTCCAAACACCATGCTAGGTGCTTCGCGTCTAGCAGACGCTGTTGTAAAACCTCTGATATCATCTTCTAACAATCCCTGTTCTAGCAAGTGGTCTGCAAAAGGATGCACAGCTTTTTTTATCTTGTCGGTATCTAGTTTGCCTTCTTCTCCATTAATACGTTTATTAATTTCCGCTGTTGGCAGGGGTTGTGTTGTGTTAAATTTCTTTTTATCTGTTTCGTCAATGTCAAGCTCTAACGATGCTGCAATACCAGGCACCATATTATTTGCAAGTTTCGATGGTATACAGGCAATCCAATATCCATCAGCAGGATCACCTTCGATAAACACCACCATAACTGTTACACCAATGTCTGGCGGAACCATCCACATGCCATAAGATTTCTGTGTGTCATTATAAGCATCATAGGTCTTGGTGTTTTTATTCTTGATAATAGAGTTCTGACCTGTATGCTCAAATGCGGTATGACCAAAGAAGGGACTTGCACATTTTACAATATAAGTTTCTTCGTCAACACCCATACCATTACCTTGTTCTCTTAACAATGTAACTTCTAGGGCTCCCATAAAAGTAGGATCAAGATGACTGATAACTCGTGCTAATAGAGGGCCAGGAGGCATACTGCCTTTGGCTGCTTCAACACTATCTGCTATTCTTTTTTCTTGTGCCATTTATATCCTTAACAAGGTACTGGTGGTGGAGTTACTGCTTCGGCTACTGTAGTAGCTGCTGGCTCTGCTTGGTCTTTCTTGACCAATGCTGGTACCGCTGCTTTTTCTACATTTGCCTTCTGATCGAAGTCTGATGCTTGATAAGGCATTCTAAAACATTTTAAACTTTGCTTAAATGTTCCATCTGTAAATTTATTTTCGCAGAATGTTACTTTATAAATTCCACTGAATGGACTTTCTTGCATCTTTCCTTTTGCAAAGTTATATAAGCCATCGCCTGGATCATCAACGTCAATCGGGGTTCTGAATGTTATATAGATATAAACATCGCTGCCTTCATAGTTCATTGTGCCATCTCCGGTAACTTGATCGTTTGCACCAGGTTCGGCAAAATAGTTTCCGATTCCGCTGTCAACAAGCCAATACGGGTCTCCTAAAATCTCAACGTTCATATTGATCATATCGCCGTTGTTTTTTAAGAAAGCACTTTGGAAACTCTGTGCTACTAATGTTTTATTTTTTTCTCCAGAACCACCTTTAATTTTCTGTTGATCAAAATCAGCTTTCACTCCGCCTTTGCCTGTGTTAGCACTTTCAACCGTGGCTCTTGTTGCATCGTCAGATCCAGCAGGAACTTGATTCCCGATCGGTTTTTCTTCTCCGGATCGTTGATCTTGATTATTGGTTTTAGATGAGTTTTCTTCGCCTTTGGGATTTACTCCAGAGTAGAATAAATTGTTGATATCAATATCAAACTTCAAAAGATCATTATTCTGACCAGTATAAATGTAGTTGTATTGTTTTCCTATTTTCTTTTCAATCTCGCCGTATCCTGGTAAACCTGTTCCCGATGATGAGAACACACTGGAGTGTACCTTATAAGGAATTACTCTATAGGTTATTTCTTTAGCATAGTCTTTTCTTCTTTCGTCAAACTCATTTTCTTTGAGTTTTATCTGCACATCAATCTTAAACCAATTATAAGTTCCGTCAGGTTGCATTGATCCTGGCAGTAGAGTGTCATAGGCATATTGTGAACTCATAACCACGTTTGCTATAACATGGGTTATTGGCATTTCTTGCTTGTACTGCAAAGTCTTTACTTTAGGATCAGGAGTCATCTTTGATTTTTCGTTCCTGCCTGTTTTTGCATTAGTAACATCAGCAGTTTTATTAAATGACTGATTACCTGCAGATGTTGGTCCGAAACCTAATGACGAGCTAGCTATAACACTCGATGGTGGCAACGACACCGATGCCCCTGTACCAGCATTCCCTACTCTTATCTGAGGTCTAGGAGCTGCTGGGTTAAATTTAGCAGTCTTGGCATCTTCTGTTCCTTCTGCAACGTTAGAAAAGGTCTGAGAGTTTTCTGGAAATACAATATTATAAACATCAGGATAACATGTTTTACCAGATTTAACAGAGTCTTCTTCAATCTTGTTTAGAGCTTTAACAAGATTTTGTTCGCTGGTACATAATGCTTCAGATACCGTGCTGCCTTTAACAGCGATATCGCTGGGCAGCTTGTTGATAAGATTGCTAAATCCTTGATGGTTGTAAGGAATACCTTCACACTTATACACGCTTCCAGATTCTGTTACTTGAAATTTAATCTTTGTTAATTTCATAGTGAAGAATTTGGGTTTTAAAATTGTGTATGGTGTGCCATCGTCAGTGTATCCCACAAAGTCTAATCTTAAAACATATGGAGTATTGTCAAGATAACTTTCGTAACCAGCTTCAAGTGCTGCTAACTGCATACTTTGTAATAACATTCCCATAGAATAGGGTTCGTAGATGTCCCATGTGAATGTTATTGCATTACTGTTACCAGTTTTTTGTGAAGCAGAAATTTGATTCTGCATAACAAAGTTATTAACAAAATACTCCGGAGCAATACCACCAGCTAATACAGTACGTTTAGCATCTGCTCGACCGCCAGATGAAAATATAACATTTTTTAAATCGCCTAAACTTTTTCTATATGATTTAGGATTGTTAAATTGTCTAGGAGTCAGTGCTGCCATCGTCCATAACGGACTCCAAGTAGCAAAATTTTCTAAAGGATTAGGGATACCTCGAACGTTGACACCACTCTTGGATAATGTTTTTCCTGGATCTTGTATTTCTCTTGTTGCACGGGTAACTGTAGCACCCTTGCCACTAAAACCTGTTGTTTGTTGTACAGTACCTTTGTTGAGATTGGTCTGAAATTTATCTAGAACAGGCTCGCCATCTGGACGAAGAACTTTGCCAACTGCTGCTCCTAGATCTCTTGCGGCTGTGCCACCTGCGGCTCTAGCAACATTTTGAGCTACGTTGACTGCATTGTTAACAAGATTAAGTGCTGAAAATAAATCTGCCATGTTATACTCCTAGGTATTTTTCTAGGTTAGTTTTTTTAGGAATATAAATTGAAACGCCCGGTTCGAAATCGTAGATAGGGTCTTTTAATATTGACATATTTCTCTGTACAAATACCCACCATAACTTGGTGTTGCCGTATAAATCATAGGCCAACAAATCAGGACGATGCTTGTAATGATTTTCAATTATGTAAAGAAAATCATCATCCTCAGCAGGAACGGGTCTAATATCGAGAAGTTCTAAATAGAGATTATTCTGCTGAGTAGTTGCCCACGGAGACGAAACTGTATAGTTGGCCATCTTAGATGAATCCTCCGCCTGTTTGTGTTGTCATATCGCCTCTTGCATAATCTTGTATGCTGAACTGTCTCAATCTTGATCTGTTATATACTGGGCTTACTACAATGGTAATAGTACTGAAGTTTGGAACCCATGTTTGTTGTCCAAACGCTTGACATCTAATATAGTTTACATCGTCTTTGAGATCAACCGAGAATGATTTTATAATCACTGGAACATAGTTGAATACACTAAAACCATAACCAGACAATGTACAGATTATTGGTGGGTTACCACTGTAGTTGCTGTTACCAAAAAACATTTTTGTAGCTGTCTTGAAAAAGGTTGTTCCAGCAATCCAGTACGCTCCATCTTCAGAAGTCTCACAGCTAAAGTCTCCCGCAATAGTAATATCTTCTACCGCACTATTTTTATATGCTTGGAAAGGATAGTTACTGTGAACTGGATCGATAGTTGTATAGTTTGCTTTAGTTGATACTGTGATATTTGGAAGATAAGGAAAAACAAATCCGCCAGTTTCTCTGAGTTCGTTAAATAATGCATTACCACCAAATAGATTCCAGTTACAGTCTATTTTAACTCTCCAGTCATCTGCCGATCCCGGAGTTAGTTTTACTGACGCGGCCTGTTTCATGAATAGTTCGCCACCTTGTGGTAAGTTTGCGCCGCGTTTTAAACTTAAAATATTATTCAACATGCCTGCTGATTTAGATATGCTAGTGGCTAATCCTAACAATCCACCGGATAAGTTTCCGGCCGATAACTTATCAAGGCTTCTAGAAAAATCAGAAGCAATATTACTGATAGAACCAGCTGCTGATTGTAAAGAACTGATATTACCCAGCCCTGCAACTTTGCTCTGTACAGTGCTTGCTAGCCCTCCAAGCGCAGATGCTCCTGGTAACGAGCTTCCAAATTTTGAAATCTGGTCACCGATATTAGACATAGAAGGCAAGTTGCCTGCAATACCATTAAGAGACGAACCAACATCTCCGCTTAATGCAGATATTTTTGCATCAAGTCCTGCTTTGCTTAATGCACTAGATGCATTAACTAGTGCTGCATTAGCTTCGTTGGTGGCTGTGGCTATCGATGAAGATATTTGTGCTACGAGTTGTGCTTGCGGGTTAATAGGTAATGCCATTTTGAGTGATTTTCCTCTTGTACACTCTATTTATTCTTGTAAAAATGTGCTATTATAATAAGTAGTAGGAGAACCTAAACTAATGACAATCATACCGAAAATAAAGTATTTGACAAACAAGGATCTATTAAAAGAGATCCATTTAAGTAAGAACACATTTTGCTCATTCACAGCACCAGAATACGCCGATTACGACTTAATCATTCCTAACTTAGAAAAACTAAATGTTAGGACCATAGCAGAAGCCAAACGCAACAGAGCTGCTAAACTTTCAAAACAAGCACACGAAGCCGCAGTCCTGGCCACAGGAAAAAAGCAACCAGCTAAAGATTTTGAAGTTGATTACAAAAAAATAGGCAAGACCGATGTTGTTTTTAGAGTAATGACTTTTGAACACATTCCGCTAGCACCTGGTCGTAAAAAGACTCTTAAAAATACCGCTGATAGTCACGACAAAGTTAACTTTCCACCATTTCAACACTGGAAGTATGACGACCAGGGCAACTTAATCTGCGTCGGAAAGAGTCACTGGAAAGGTGGTTTGACTAACGGATACTTCAGCAAAGATCACGGCATGATGACTAACAATCTTGCTCGTATGTTTATTAAGCTCTGTGAGAGATATGCAACCAGAGGCAACGTAAGGGGATACACATACAATGACGAAATGCGCGGACAAGCGATCTTACAACTCACTCAAATCGGTCTCCAGTTTGATGAAAGTAAGTCTGATAATCCTTTTGCATATTATACTGCTGCTGTTACTAACTCATTTGTTAGGATCATCAACATCGAAAAACGAAATCAAAATATACGAGACGACATTCTCGAAATGAACGGTATGACTCCAAGTTGGACTCGACAAAACTCAGGTGCTAGCCCAACTGCACCAATGGCTCCTACAACGCCAGGGCCTGTAGACGGAGGAGATTGGGATTGACATTAGTCTTTGATTGTATTATACTATAAAAGGAGAACTATATGTCATTATTTAAAAAAGTAGCTTGCTTTACCGATATCCATTTTGGATTAAAGTCTGGTAGCCGAACACATAATCAAGATTGCGAAGATTTTGTGACTTGGTTCTGTGAAACTGCCAAATCAGAAGGTGCAGAAACCTGTATCTTCCTTGGCGACTGGCATCATAATCGCAGTACTACAGACGTTAGTACAATGAATTATACCGTTTCAAATCTAGAACGATTAAGCCAATCGTTTGAAAAAGTCTATTTCATTCTAGGAAATCACGATCTATTCTATAAGGACAAGCGTGAAATTAACTCTGTTGAGTTTATGCGATTGTTTCCTAATGTTGTTCCTATTAAAGAAACACTTACTCAAGGCGATGTAACTATTATGCCTTGGTTAGTAGGAGATGAATGGAAGAATGTTCCTAAGATCAAAAGCCGATATGTGTTTGGTCACTTAGAACTGCCGTTGTTCTATATGAACGCTATGGTACAGATGCCTGATCATGGGCAGTTAAAAGGCGATGACTTTGTTAATCAGGAATATGTATTCAGTGGACACTTCCACAAACGTCAAAGCAAAGGCAATGTAACATATATCGGTAATGCATTCCCACACAACTATGCAGATGCAGGCGATGACGATCGCGGTATGATGCTGCTAGAGTGGGGAGGCAAGCCTGAATACAGGACTTGGGGCCAGCAGCCCATTTATCGCACATATAAGCTCAGTCAAATCATTGACAGTCCAGAAACACTGCTTCGTGAAAAGATGCATTGCCGTGTTACTATTGATTTGCCTATTACTTTTGAAGAAGCAAACTTTATCAAAGAACAGTTTATGCCGCAGTATAATCTGCGTGAGCTTATGCTGATTCCGGAAAAGGTAGAATCCACAGCAGAATCTGTGCCCATTGACATTAATTTCGAAAGCGTTGATACGATTGTCATGAATCAAATCAATGCTATTGACAGCGATGCCTACGACAAGAATCTTCTATTGGAGATTTATAGAGAACTATGATAAAAATTAAGAATCTCACAGTCCGCAACTTTATGAGTGTGGGCAATCAAACACAGGCCATTGATTTTGACAAAGGTCAGCTGACACTTGTTCTAGGTGAAAATCTAGATCTAGGCGGAGATGACAGCGGAGCTCGTAATGGTACAGGTAAAACTACTATCATTAACGGTCTAAGCTATGCTATCTACGGCAATGCTTTAACAAATATTAAAAAAGATAATCTTGTTAACAAGATCAACGGCAAGGGCATGTTGGTCACTGTTACTTTTGAGAAAGACGGTGTTGAATATCACATTGAACGAGGTCGTAAGCCTAACCTATTGAAGTTCAGTATCAATGGACAAGAACAGGAACTGTTAGATCTTGATGAAAGTCAAGGTGATAGCAGAGAAACACAAAAATCCATTGAAGAAATGTTTGGTATGAAACACGAGATGTTCAAACATCTCGTGGCTTTGAATACCTACACTGAGCCGTTCCTAGCAACTAAAGCAGCTGATCAGCGAATGATCATCGAACAGTTGTTGGGTATTACTCTGTTAAGTGAAAAAGCAGAAGCACTCAAGGAGCAGATCAAAGCTACTAAAGATGCTATCACAACAGAAAACACAAAAATCGAAACTATTAAAGTTTCTAATGAACGCATACAGCAAAGCATCGAGTCTCTAGAACGCAAACAGAAAATATGGGAAGAACAAAAAGAAAGTTCTTTAGATAACCTACGCAAAAGTATTGAAACACTAGGTCATATTGATATCGATGCTGAGATCGTTGCTCAACGACAGCTAGTTGAACACACAGCAAAAAGCAAAGACATTGCTGATCTAACAAAAGCCATTGCTCGTGCAGAAGCAGACATGGCTCGAGATGAGAAACAAGTTGAAAAACTAAAGAAAGAAATCGCAGATCTAGAAGATCACAAGTGTTATGCCTGCGGTCAAGAAATGCACGACAGCAAACATGAAGAAGTGTTGGATGCTAAAAAGAAAGCTCTACAGGAATCAGCATTGCAGACACTGTCAGATAACACACAATGGATTGAACTCACCGAAGCTCTTAAAGAACTAGGAGAGTTAGGTCCAGTACCTAACGTGTTTTATGATACATTAGAGCAAGCACTTAATCACAAAAGCACTATCGATAGCTTAGAAAGAGATCTAACTGTTAAGATCGCTGAAGCTAATCCTTACAGTGAACAGATCACAGAGTTAAAAACAACTGCGGTACAGGAGATCGACTGGAATCATGTAAACGAACTAGTACGTGTTAAGGATCATCAAGAATTCTTGTACAAGTTATTAACAAACAAAGACAGCTTTGTACGCAAACGTATCATTGATCAGAACTTGGCGTTCTTGAATCAACGTTTGACCTACTATCTCGACAAAATTGGCTTACCGCACATTGTTGAGTTCCAGAATGACCTAAGCGTAGTCATTACACAACTGGGTCAAGACCTAGACTTTGATAACTTGAGCCGCGGTGAACGTAACCGTTTGATACTCAGTATGTCGTGGGCGTTTCGAGATGTGTGGGAAAACTTATATCACAGCATCAACTTATTGTTTATCGACGAACTTGTAGACAGCGGTATGGATAGTTCTGGAGTAGAAAGCAGTATTGCAGTACTTAAGAAGATGACACGTGAGCGTGATAAGAATGTATTCTTGATTTCACATCGTGATGATCTAACAAGCCGTGTTAATCATGTGCTGAAAGTTATTAAGGAAAACGGATTTACCAGTTACAGTAATGATGTTGAAATAGTAGGATGACAACAGAAAGCCACGATAAAATGATTGCTGCTTTTCAGGAATATTTTAAGTGGCAGGAACGGTTTGAATACAAAGGCTCAGACGAAGCAGGCATTAAGGCACGATATTGGCTATCAGAAATACGCAACGAAGCATCAAAAAGGCGAGTAGAAATACAGGCAAAGCGTGAGGCACGTAAAGAAACCAGAAAAGGCATGGTCGGAAGACCCCCCAAGGTAACTAAGTGAGTGCAATGGACGTATCAAAATCAACCAGTAAACGAAATACCAGAAGGCTACATTGGCTTTGTTTATCTCATTACGAATCTTACAACCGGACAGAAGTACATA